CCGCGGATGAACGCGCTGCAGGCCGTGGACGAGCGGAACAAAGCCGCGTTCGACGAATTAAACACACAAATGAACGCCCGGCCGATTGTGATTAATCGGGCGCCCGTGCTGCACCGCTACGGTGTGATGGCGTTCTACCCGCGGCTCACGAAAAACAAGGTCATGGAAGTCAGCCCGGTGATCACCAAGGGCTTCGGCGCGGATTTTGACGGGGACGCCATGCAGTATCACGTGCCCAGCACCGATGCCGCCGCTAAAGAAGCCGTGGAAAAAATGCTGCCCAGCAAGAATTTATTCTCGGCGGCGGGGTTTAAAGCCCATTACGTACCCAACAAAGACTATCAGAGTGGTGTATACTTAGCGTCTAGCAAGATGAACACTCGATCGAAACCGCGGGTTTACCGGTCCAAGAAAGACGCGCTGGCCGCGTACCGGCGTGGCGAGATCGACGTGGACACGCCCGTACACATTGTCGAAGACCAGAGTTAATTTTTACACGGAGGTTCGCATGGCTCACACGATCAACCCCGAATTGTTGGCGCTGGCTACTCGCGCGCTGCTGGAAAAGTCGGCTGTGGTGCCGCCGCAGGGCCCGGCAGCCGCGGACATGGGCGTGGTCGCCCCCGCCACACCGGCGCAAGCGGTTGCGGGTGCGGCACCGCCGAGTGATCCGGCTGCGGCCGGCGCGGCCCCTCCGGCGGCGCCTCCGGGAATGGTCGATCCGGCCATGATGGGTGCGCTGCCTCCGGCGCAACCAGCCCCGGCGCAACAGCCCGCGCAGCAGAAGTTAAAGCCCGAGCAGATGATGCAGATGCTCGACTACCGGCTGTACAACATGCAGCAGCAACTCACGGCGATCATGAACGCGATGGGCGTGCAGGTGGCGCCTGAGTCGCTGGTGCTGCCGCCCGGCACGACGGGCGCACCCCCGGCCGAAACCGCGTTGCCCGGCGGGCCGATGGCGCCGCCGCCGGTTGATCCGAACGCGGCCGCCGGTGGGGCCGCGCCGGCTGCGGGTGGTCCGCCGATGCCAGAAGCACCCAAAATGGCGGAATGGTGGGCACCCGCAGCCACACCGCAGCCCATCGATCTTCAAACGAAAGCAAGTGCTGTCGCGGCCCTCTGCCGGAGTTTGGCGAACGATGCTCGTTAAAACACTGCACAATTTACTGCCGGGCGAAACCAAGGCGCACAGTGTCGTCATTGAAGACGACCTGCACAATCCGATCTTCGTGGCCGCGCATCTGGCCGACGGCATCATGTATTCGGCGGTGGGCGACCCGGATTTTGCCGCAGCGCTGAAGGTTGCCGGGGTCACGACGCCTCCGCCGATTGTGCAAGAAGTTCCAGCCCCCAAGATGTGACGCGCCGTGTTAAAAACAACGCTTGGCCAACTGCTCATCAACGAAGCCCTGCCTGACGACATGCGGAACTACGACCGCGTGCTCGACAAGAAGAATATGGGCGCGCTGTCAACGGAACTGGCCAAGAAATACCCCGATCGGTATCGCGAGGTCATGAAAAAGATTCACGACATCTCCCGCGACGTGGCGTATACCACGGGCGGCATGTCGATGGGCCTGCGCGACATCCAGCCGACAACGGCCAGCCGGCACGCGGAGGTCAAGGTTCGCAAACAGTTGCGGCAGATTCTGGCCGACCAAAGTCTCTCCGACAAAGAACGGAACCTGCGAATTTTAAAGTTGGCCGCTGAGACCCAGCAGCAATTGGTCGAGGATGTGTACAACGAAGCGCGCACGGCCAACAATCCGCTGGTGCATCAGGTGATCTCCGGCGCGGGCGGCAACAAGTTTTCGCTGAACTCGCTCATCGGAGCCGACCTGCAGTACGTCGACCATCGGGACCAGCCCATTCCGCTCCCGGTGGTGCGGTCCTACGGCCGCGGCTTGACGCCGGCTGAGTACTTCGCGGCGTCGTTCGGCACCCGCAAGGGCGTTATTGACGTCAAAACCGCCACGGCGGACGCCGGGTTTTACGGCAAGCAGTTGACGCAGATGGCGCACCGGCTGCTCGTCACCGCCGACGACGACGATGACGACGAGCGCCAAGCCGATGCGGCCAACCGCGGCCTGCCGACCGATGTCGACGATCCTGACAACGAGGGTGCGCTCTTGGCCCGTCCCGTCGGCCCGTACAAGCGCAACACCGTGCTCACGCCGAAGATTCTGCGCGACTTAAAGCAGATGGGCGTGCAGGACCTCGTCGTGCGCAGTCCGCTCGTGGGCGGTCCGGACGACGGCGGTGTGTACGCCAAGGACGTCGGGTATCGCGAAAAGGGCCGGCTGCCGCCTGTAGGAGATTATGTGGGCATTGCCGCCGCGCAGGCGCTGTCCGAGCCAGTCTCCCAGTCGCAGTTGTCGTCCAAGCACTGTTTAGCCGTCGGAACATTGGTGCGAATGGCTGATTGGTCTGTAAAACGTATCGAAGACATTCGTGCCGGGGATGTAGTTCTGGGTGCCGATAAAAACGCGCGTACATTTCCGTCTCGCGTTGTGCGCACGTATGACAACGGGTTGCGAGAATGTGCGCGAACTGTGTTTCGTATTCCGTACAGGCGCGCGAGCGAAAATGTTGAATTAATTAGCACGTTAGACCACAAAGTTTTGATGTTTCGCCGCGTCAACAATTCATCCGCTGAGATTTACAATTGGACGCCGCAAGTGTTGCCGGTTGGCACCTCAGCCGGTAAATTGTCGGCCACTATGCCGCGAGGATTTGACGATTCTTCCGCTGATTTAATTCACGAACCTTTTGCGTTGTTGATCGGTTTATTGTTGGGTGACGGTTGCTATACGCACGCCGTTCAATCCGTTAATTTCAGTTGTTTTGACCAGTCACTGGTTGAAGAAATTCAACCGTTAATTGCGCCGTTGAACCTTAAACTGACAAAATTAAAGGGGCACCCCGGTTATTACAAAGTCGCCATGCGCGCCGACGATTACTACACGCGACGCGACAGTAAAACCGGGCAAATGACGGCCGGCACGCGAAATCCGGTGCGTTTGTGGCTAGAAACTCGCGGCATGTACGGTAAATACGCTCACGAAAAAATTTTGCCCGAAGAAGTTTGGAATTGGGACAACGCTTCTGTGGCGCAACTTATTGGCGGATATTTTGTCGCCGATGGCAGCGTATTTCTTCCGGGCATCAACGCGCACATATCCAGACCACATCTGAACTTCGGTTCCACGTCGCGAGAATTGATTGCGCAGATGCAACAATTGTTATCGCAACGTTTCGGTATTTATTCGACCGGACCTTACGCCAATAATTCGTCGCGTAAGCGCACACTGTATAGCATCAACATCAGTTCTGAAGAAAGCGTTCGGCGGTTTTATGCGCTAATTCCGTTGTATGGCGTGAAACGCCGCACATTCGACGAATTATTACGAAATTGGCGCGTTGAGTCCCCTCGGCCGTTTACGCGTTATCCTCGGCAAAAACCCGAATTAATTGGTCAATTACCGACGTATGACATTGAAGTAGATAACGATGATCATTTGTTTGTATTGGCAAACGGACTCATCGTAAGCAATTCCGGCGGTGTGGGCGGGGCGAAATCGATCTCCGGGTTTAAAGCCATCAACGCGCTGGTGCAGGTACCGAAAAAATATCCCGACGGCGCGACCCATGCGCAGCGCGACGGCCGGGTGCAGGAGATTCGCCCGGCGGCCCAAGGCGGGTTTTATGTGCAGGTCGACGGCGAAGATCACTACGTGCCCGCCGACCGCGATGTCGTCGTGAAAAAAGGGGACACGCTGGAAGCCGGTGACGTGCTGTCCGACGGCATGCCCAATCCGGCCGAGATCGTAAAGCACAAGGGCGTGGGCGAAGGCCGGCGGTACTTCACGCAGGCCATGCGGCAGGTGCTGGGTAACAGCGGCATCACCGCCCACCGCCGGAACATTGAACTGGTAGCCCGCGGATTAATTAACCATGTTCGGCTGACGGACGAATACGGCGACTATGCGCCGAATGACGTCGTGCCCTATTCCATGCTGGAGCGGAACTGGCAGCCCCGGACAGGCGGCGTGACGGGCGCACCCAAGACATTAACAAATCACTACCTCGAAACACCGGTCTTGCACTACTCGGTCGGCACCAAGATCACGAAAAGTGTGGCCGACAACCTGCAGAAGTACGGCATCACCAACGTGCAGGCCCATAAAGAACCGCCGCCGTTTGAGCCGGAGATGGTGCGCGGCATGGCCAACATCGCCAACGACCCCGACTGGATGACCCGCATGCTGGGGTCGTATCAAGAGCGAGGATTTTTAAACAGTGTGCACCGGGGCCTGACCAGCGACACGGCCGGCAGCAGTTACGTGCCGGCGCTCGCGCGTGGCGAACAATTCGGACTTTCAGGCGCGACGAGCGGGTGGAAACCAGAGCCGACCCCCCAAGTACCCCCCACGTACCCCGCAAGTGCCCCGCAAGTGACCCCGCAAGTCTCACTAGGCTCCTTGCCAAAAACACTGTAAATTAGTAGGGTTGTCGGTTTAATATCTGCCGCAGGGAGGTGGCGCTGTGTATAACAAAAAGTCCAAGCAGGCCTCGTGGAAGCACTGGTTGCACGTCGTCCGCGCGATGGACCGCACCAACACCAAGGTTGCCGAAATCGGCGGCCGCGGTGACGACGTGGCCTTTGAACAGGCGTTTTCCAATCTGGCCCACGCCTACCTCCGCGATTCGGCCCCCAAGCTGCTGGACCACGAGATCGGGTTCCAACTCCTTGACCGGAACCGAGAAAACACCAAGGCCATCGGTGTTTTTGCGTTTAAACTCGGCTCGCTGTGGCTGTACGCCCCTGTGTTTTTCCTGAACGGCGACCTGAAGGGCCACGAACTCCTGTACATCAAGAATCAGGATATGTTCGTGCCGCTCAAGGAAAACTGGGTCAATTATCTGGTCAACCGCAAGCCGAGCATTTTGGGCAGCGGAATCGACAAGAATCTGACGCAGTTTGGGCAGCGCCAGCCCGATTTCACCCAGTTGTCGCGCTCGCCGGCCAAGTTCGGTTCGGCGCAGCCCACGCTGAAAGAAATGATGACGGCGGTGATGCCGACGCTGGCCAAGACCGCCACGATGAATACAGCGGCGGCCTTCGAGGAACTGGGCCACAAGTTAAATCTGGCCGCATTTCTCAAGCAGGCGGGCATGCAGACTATTGCGGCGCTCGTGAAAACCTGCCAGCACGCGCCGCAGATCGCGCAAGCCATCGACGCGTTCCACGGTTTAGACATCATTAAAGACGCCATCGGCGCCGCAGCCGCCCGTTCGGCCGCCGAGGAAAGCCAAAAGCAAGCCAGCGTCTTGTCTGATGCGCCAGAAACGCCCAAGGCTGAGTCGTCGCTCAAAGTCGTCACTTACGACGCGACCGTCCAGCAAGCCCTGCCGCCGGGCCACACCGAAGACGATCAGGAAAAGCTGCTTCGCGATGGCGTGCTCATCCTTGACCAGCGCGACCGAGACAACGTGTCGGTGCCGTATCAAATTCAGGTCGAAAAGAAACTGTTTAACCCGACTGAAAGCGGCTTGTACCATGTGCTCGTCAAGCCGGGCGATATGGAAAAATGCTATATTGCTGTCCATCCGCAGGGGCCGGTCAAACGCGCTGACTTTGTCACCGTGGTGCGCATCGACGGCACGCCGGAATGGATTAACACACGGGCCGACCACGTGTTCTGTCTGGCGCGCGTCGAGGGCGACGAGTTCGATACGTGGTTTGACAACCTCCCCGAGGCCAGCAGCGTCGGGCGCAGTGGTCGCTACATGGCGATCAGCAAGCGCGGCGACGCGACCGTGCCGTTCCGCGTGCTCCGCGAGTACGGCGAAACCGAGTTTGGCAGCACAGCCTACGAAGTGCACATGGAGGATCACTCCAAGTTTCCGCCGAAGGGCAGTATCGGCGCCTGCTGCTACACCGACCCGCTGAATTACGACAAGTACCGCGACGGCGTGCGGATTCATGTAAACGGAAAAGGTGGTCGCAGCCTGCGCGCCAGCATGGGCGACATCTTCGTACCCGAGGGCTACAAACTGCTCAAGTGCGCCCCGGGTGAAGACGACGCATCGGACGGGGAAGACGCCGGACAGGACGCCTGCGGCTGTGGCGAGAGTAAGAACCCGCCGCTTATGCCGGGTAATCTGGCAGACGCGCAACTCGCGCTTATGCAGAAACTGGCCAGCGTGACGCTGTATCACACCGGTACGGCAGTCGAGATTCATAGCCCCAAGCGGCGGTCGATTGAAAAGGAACTGTCGGAGAAGCAGGCGCTCGTGTCACTGGTGCAGCGGCACGGTCTGCGCGAAGAAGCCGCCCGGGACGTGCTCGGTCGCGCCAAGGTGCGCCGCAAGTTTGCATTTCACGTGAAGTACGCCGATCCGTACGGCGGTCCGATGATGATCAACAATGCCCCGACGGCGCCCGCCGATCCCGGCCCGGTGATGGGCGGCGAAACGATTATGGGCACAAGCATCCCGACGCAACTCGGTATTGACGTCGGCGTTCCGGTGGCGGGCATGTCGGCCAGTCAGACAGACCGCAGTGTGTATAACCCAAATACCCAATTGGATCAAAAAGCAATTGGGCGGGTACTCGATGCGGCACAAACCGGACAACGCGAAGTGTTCGATACCGCGATGATCGGCACGATGCTCCGGGCCGTCCGCGATGACGGGCTGGTCGACCGGTACATGGGCGAACTCACCAAGGGGCTCGACAAACTCGGTCGCATTCTCTTCATGTTCTACTGGCACGGCGATCGGTTTGCGGATCGCTATGGCAAGGCGGACATGCCGGAATTGGAAGACTCGCTGCGCAACGCGTTTGAAATGCTGGGCGACGTCATCCTCTTCCTCAAGCAGAAAACCATCGAACCGTATCCGGAAGAAGCCGGCGCGGACGTCGATCTTGGCCCTGTGGCGAATACATAAAAGGTGAACCATGCCGAGTACGATCTGGTCGGGAAGCAAAACGTTTACAGTCCCCAGCGCGACGGAAACAGTGGTCGCTATTTCCGCGCCTGCTCGCGGCACGCTGCGCGGGTACACGCTCGTGCAGTCGGCGGGTACAGCGGCCGGATTTACCGCCGCGCTGTACACCAGCGACAAAGTGCCGGACGACGTGTATCACCTGCTGACCGCGACGGCCGCAGCGAGTGCCACGGTGGCAGAGAATACCGCGCTGGATATTGCGTATCAAAATCGCAACGGGACGCCGTCGCTGCACGAGCGACTGTTGTATTTAAAAATTACGCCAGCCGGTACCGGCGATAAAACGTTTACGATGTCGGTTACGGTAGCGACGCCGCTGCTGTAGGTTTGACAACTGTATATTAAATGTGCGCCAAAGATTAAACTATGCCCTCTAACGCTACCAATCGTACAGTCGCGGGACTTGTAAACGGGCAAGAGTACTTGTTCCGTGTCGCCGCTGTAAACTCGGCAGGCACCGGGCCGTTTTCCGGAACGACGGCGGTGACGCCGACGAATGCGACAGACCCGCCGGTCTCTAACCTCTCGTGGTGGGCGCAGGACGCGGGTAATTTCATATACTCGTGGAACAATTAAACCCTAGGAACGAAAAATGCCGCTACCAAATTTAAACGCACCGACCAAAGTGGAAGGCAAGAGCGCCGTGCAGGCTCTCACGACGACGCCGACGGCGATCGTTTCCAACGTCACTGGAAGCAACAAGACGCTTCGCGTTAGTTTGCTGTTTATCGCCAACGTCGACGGCAGCAGCGCCGCCGATGTGACGATTGACTTATTCGACGGAACAACAGGGCGAAAACTTGTCTCGACTGTGAGCGTGCCGCCGGACGCCACACTGGGCATCATTGACACGCGGCCGCTGTACATCATGGAGGGGCAGTCTTTGCGCTTGAGCGCGTCGTCGGCCGACGACCTTGAAGCCGTTTGCTCGTACGAAGAAATCTCCTGAACGACACCCTTTCACAACAATAGAGAACTTCCATGCCTGCTCTCGGCGATCCCTGCTGGCGACGTAACGGCGTAGCCGCCCTGGCCCTCCCGTTCCGGGTGCGGCTGCCAGATGGCAGCACCCGCACCGACCCGGCGCAGTGGTCGCTGGATGCCGCCGTCTTGGAGGCTACTGGCTGGTCTGCGTCCACGCTGACGCAGGACGACCTAGACGCCCTCTTTCCGCCGCCGCCTCCCCCGCCGGAGCCGTCGCCGTTTGAACTGGGCTGGGAGACGCCTGCCGGCTGGCGACTCGCGTGGCAGCCGGATGATGTGGCTCTGCTCACCGGGCTCTATGTTCTTGCCAGGCGGGCTGCGGAGTTGGGCGTGGAGCAGCCGGTCGTTGTCACCGACATGGCGGGCGAGCGGCACACGATGACGTTCGCGGAGTTTGAGCCGCTGATGCTCGCGTATGGTGCGGCTCGGGCGGCGTTGAGCGCGGGAGGTGCGGAATGAGTCTGCGAGCAAACGGTTCGTACATCGGGCCGCGACCGGATGGGCCGACGACGAGTGTCGCCAGCGGCATCTGGGACTTGCGGACGGCCGAGCGGCAGAAACGGGCGGCAGCGTGGCCTGGGCAAGGCGATCCTATGAGGACCGACGTGGTGTTGTTGATGCACGGCGATACCGCCACAGGGCTATCCGATTCGTCTGCGTTTCCTATCGCATTTACAAATGCTGGCGGGGCGTCTGCTTCGACCAGTCAAAGCAAGTTTGGCAACGCATCTTTGCGATTTGATGCCGGCAATGGCTACCTGTATGCGAGCAATGCAAGCAAACTTGATCTGCCTGGTGATTTTACTATTGAAATGTGGGCGAGACCTGAATCGCTAACCACCAATCACGCTTTCACAAAGTGGAACAACCCCAGCCCAGCGTGGTATTTTGGTTTATTTTTTGAGTATGCAACCATTCTTATTCAAGGGCCGGCTTCTAACCAGCAATCGTTTATAATTCCATCAGGGGTGCTCAGCACTATTGCCAATCAATGGCATCACTACGCGCTGTGCCGCAGCGGCAGCAACCTGAGAGCGTTTGTGGACGGAGTGCAGGTTGGTCCAACAAGGCAGTTTTCCGAGAATTTGAGCGGCAACTCAGTTTTCGCCATAAACAACAACTCACAAACCCTAGACAACAACGCAAGCCCCCTGTGGCTGGACGAATTAAGGATCACTCGGGCCGCCCGCTACACCGAGAACTTCCCGCCACCCACGGCGGCGTTCCCTGACGCCTAGTGCGCTATACGACAAATCTTGAGAAGTGGCGGATGCCAGCCATCGACCACACAGCCTCGTTTAAAGACAGCCTTCGCCGAGCACCGCATTGGCGGTGGTTGCGTGCGACCGAGATCGACGCCGGTGGCCATAAAGCCACCAAACGGCTCGACGGCGGCGACGGCTTTTTGTGGATACGCCGCGCGCTGCGGTTCAAACGCCGCTACGGACCGGCCAGCGGCTCGTCGACGGGGCTGTACGCGCTGATGCTGCGGGATACCCAGTTGTTTTGGGCGCACTCGTTGTGGGCCGAGGAAAAGAACCCCACGCGCTGGGCCGTCGAGGCGCGGGTGCTGGCGGGCGAGACGGACCAGCAGATCGCCGACAAGGTGGGCACCGATATTGACGTCATTACCACCTACATCAACGTCTTTTTCGACGTGCGCGCCAAACTCGACCACACGGACTACGTGACGCAGGTGGTCATGGGCGACGCCGTGACGCGCGGACTACAGGAGCGGCATTACGACCTGCTCTGGAAACTCATCGGGTACCGCGGCGGCCCCCATGTGCTGGACGCCGTGTTAAACCGCAGTCCGTCCTTGCACAAACCCACGTCGGCGGACGACGTCGGCGTGTTTTTCCAAGATTTTGCCGTCAATTCACTGAAATACAAGGCCGCACTGGCGGCATTAACGGTGCCGGTCAACACCCACACCCAATTGCCGCTGATCGACGCCTATGTGAAATGCGTGGAAATCGAACGAAACATGGATAATGCCGCGAAGGCTCAAACGTCCATCGTGGATAATATTGGTGTGATGTTGACGTCCCTTCCGTTTAAAATAGGGACAAAACTGGATTCCGCCCCGGCAAAAATGTTACCCTTTGACGAAGGCTCGGCGGAATTGCGCGGCGACGAAATGATGATTCTTGCGAGCGGCGGGAAGATCGCCAACGCGGCCGACATTCAAAACATGCACTTTCCGGGAGAATAACATGGGCGCACTGACGAAAGCAGCCGAGCAAAAGTTAATCAAAGCCATTGAGAATGCCGCGGCTTTGGTGAACACCGGCATGACCCCGAACGACGCGATTATTAAAAGCGCGTCGGACGCCAATGTTCCCGCCGGTCATATCAATCTCATGGTGCACGCGTACAACACCGGCCGCACGACCAAGCAGCGGGAGACGGGCGAGAACGTGTTGGAGAAGGCCGCCGATTTTGCGCTGGCCGACGCCGACACCGTGTTACAAACACTGTATCCCGCAACCGTAAAAACCTCCGCCGAACTCAAGCGGCAAGACGTCGTGTCGGCTGAATACGGGCTGTCGCCGGCTGGGATGCTCACGCGCCGGGCAAGCGAGATGCGCAAAGCCGCCGCTGCAGCCGTCGCGTTGCCCGAAAAGACGTATGTCCGGCCGCCGCGCGACGAGCATGCCGAGGCGATGCGCGCGTACAGCCAGAAAGTGGCCGCGCAGCGAGACGCCGACGAACTGCGGCGCACGGCGACGGCGGCGTACAGCAAAGCCGCCGCCGCCATGGATGATTTAAGCGTGTATTTCCGGACTCCCGGCAACATGTCGTTCCAAGACGCGGTGCGCGAAGTGGGCCTGCGATTAGGCGAGCAGGGCGTGTCCGTGCTGCACAAAGTAGCCGCTGTGTTTCCGCACTTCACCAAGCAGGCGGACAGCGGTCAGAATCATTTCGGGGCCGATCCGGTGTACACGCTTGTGGAAAACGTTTTGGCGTCTGTAACGGCGTTTACGGCGGCGCAACAGCGCGTTCCTGAAAAAAAAGCCGCGGCATTCGGTAAGAAAGAAGCCCCAGAATTTCTTACTGGATCGATCCTCCACGTTCCTGCCGAAGAGCCGCTGCAACTGAAGCGGGCTGAGGGTGTGCCGTTTGTGCCGCCGGCGGACTCGGAACCCACCAGCCGGAGGCCGGCGACTGGCGCGCCAACACAGCCTGTACGCGGTAGCAGCGGCGGCAAACCCGCCGACATTAATTTTAAACTGCTCACCTCTCCGGTGCAGGCCGTCGGGCAGGCCATGGGCGCCGAAAAGCCGAGCGACATGACGGGGCTTGGCGCTGTGGATTCGCAGAAAGAGGTGAAGAAACAACTCGACAGCGTGTACGACCCCGAGCACGAGTCCACGATCAAAAGCATCCGTTCCAAGGGCGTACTGCACGACCTGATTCTGAACGACCCGGTGATTTCCGGGTATGACCCGCAGGACGTCGCCATGGCGTTTAACGACGTGGCCGAACTGTCGCCCACGCTGATCGACGCCCCGGGCATGCTCCGGTCCGTTTTGCGCAAGCGGCTCGAAGCGGGGCAGTTGGCTGATTTTGATGTCAAACAACTGCTCGAAATGGAAAAGATTCGCGCGGACCGGGACAAGGCGATCGCCGATACCCGCCGCACCAACCTCGAAACGCTGTAGGCACTTTATGAGCATGATCAAAGTTATCCAGCCGCATTCGCAGGACTTTAGCGAACCGGTGGCGTCGCTGATCAAGGTTTCCAGCCGCGGCATCATCGGCGCGGATAAACAGGACCTCGTGAAGCGCGCCGGAGCCGAGTTTGCCGACAAGGTCTCGACGATCAAGTTCGCGGCCGACGAGATTCCGGTGCATCTGATCGCGATCGGGGCCACAGAAGATTACGGCCCCAACCGCAATGGCGACGGATTTACCCGGGAATGCTGCCGCAAGTACCACCCGACGTTTGAGAAGTTTGCCCGGTTTTATCGGGACCACGCCAACAAGAACCCGGCCAAGAGTTTCGGGCTGGTCAAGGCGTCGCATTACAACGAGGCTATGCGTCGGATTGAACTGATCTGCGCGTTAAACGGCAGCCACGACGCCGCCGAGCGCAACGGGGGCCTGATCGCCGACAAGGAAATGGACAAACTAGCCAGCGGCGGCGACATCCCGGTTTCGATGGCTTGTAAAATTCCGTTCGACAAGTGTTCGGCCTGCGGCAACTCGGCCCGGACGCGCGCCGAGTACTGTGACTCGATTGAAAACGGGGGACACTGCAAGGCTGGCGGATTAAAGCACAATATCGGCCGGGTTATGGAAGACGGCCATGTCCTCCACGCCGACAACCCCAACCCGTCGTTTTTCGATATTTCCCACGTCTTTCGCCCGGCTGACCGAATTGCCTACGTCTCCGGCAAACTGGAAAAAGCCGCGAGTAATGCTGTCATTTCTGGCGCTGAACTGGCCGAGCACCTGGGCGTCACCATGCCGCACGGGCTCGATTCCGCTATGGCGACCAAGCGGGCTGCCCAGCAGTTTCATGCGCTGCAGCAACTGGCCCAGGCCGAACAGGACACCAGCGCTGAAGCCGGGTGGGCGCAGATGGCGTTGGCGAGCCATCCGACTGTGCAACCGGATATTGATGTAAATGACTGCCCGTTTGCTAAAATGGCCGAGGTGTTGAGAGGTTTAGCCGATACCGGTATCATCCTGTCGGTCAAAGACTTCTTGTCATTAACGGTTAAGTCTGCTAATACAGAACTGGTCAGCGCCGTCACGAACGCGCTTCCCAACATTTTTACGAAACTGGCCGCCGAGGACGACATCGTTTCTACGCTGGAAAACAACAGGTTTTTCCCAGCCGAAAGTGCATCACCTGCCGCGCGCCTGTGGGCTGAAAAATTGGCGCACTCGCACGGCTTGCTGGTTCCGCACATCGAGAAGCGCGCCTACTTAGCTGCTCTTCGTAACGTACAACCTTCGATTCTTTCAACAGAAAAACGGGCGAGCGGCGTGGCGGAAACGGCTCTTGCTAAACACTACGCTTTGTATAAGATCGCAGCCTTCGCGACCGCTTGTGAAAAATACCGAAATAACTTGTTGACAGCAAACCACTGTGTACTGCAAAATTATGTCACATGAAACGACGCTAATCGCTTAAAACGATTAGGCCTCAAAGGAGATAAACATGGCACGGATGCAACGTTCCCTTTTCGCTCAACTCAACGCTCTGGCGGAAGAAATTTCGCAGAGTTCGGTGAAGGCCGCCGCGGAGAAGAAGGCCGGCCCGGTTCCTTCTGACCCGGGTGGATATCAAGGTGCTTCGTCGCATCCGTCCGTCAGCGTCGGCAACGATGTGCAAGACGCCAGCGAAGGCGCCCGCGCGTCTGAGTACGAAGCCGACATCAAGAAGCAGCAAGGTGCGCTCGCCGTCGACAATGCGCCAGAGATGTCGCAAGAGGGTCGGCAGGACGACGTGCAACTCAACATTAACACCAACGCCAAGGCGACCGGTGAAGACCCCGCCGCCGAGAAGGATTACAAGGGCACGAAGGATGACCCCGGCACCTCGCATCCCGCCAAGACTAATGACGGCGAGAAGTACAGCAGCGTGTCATTCAAGGAAGCCCGCGAACAGTGCAGCAACCTTGGCAACGACATTCTGGCCAACCTGATTAACTTCGGCACGGCGAACCTGAAGAAGGAAGCCGAGATGCCCGCTTTTATTCAGGAGAAGATCGACGCAAAAAAAGAAACACCGGCCGAAGAGAAGGCTGAGCACGAGAGCGACTCCGATGACGCCGACGACGATGACGACGCCGACGACGAGAAGAAGGAAGCCGAACTGAAGGGCAACCAACATAAACTCGACGTCGACAAGGACGGCAAGATCGAAGGCTCGGACCTCGCCGCGCTTCGCGCCGGGAAAGGCAAGAAAAAGACCGAAAAGTCCGAAGAGAAGGCTGCAGCGTTCAAGGCCGGATACGAACTGGCCAAGGCGATGGGTCTGGAAAAGGCCGCGGCGGAAGCCGCCGTCCGCGACGTGTGCGCCAACACGCTGCGCGAAGCGGACGAGATGGCTGACTTGCTCATCGGGTTTTTGTCGTCAAAACAGGCTGGCGCCGACGTGCAAGACGACGCCGCCGCCGGCGAGGACCACAGCGCTCCGGGCGACGCCGAGTCGGGCGCCAGCGACGCCCCGCCTGCTCCGGCTGGTCTGGCGGCCATGATGGGTGGTGAAGGCGACATGCCGGCGGACGCCGCCGGTGCTGCGCCCAGCGAGGACGAGGCGGTGCAAGAACTGGCGATGGCGCTGCAAGAACTGGGTATTCCGCCGGAAGCGCTGCTTGAGGCGCTGGCTGGTGGTGGCGCCGGTGCCGGGGTTGACCCCGCTGCCGCCGCTGCGCCCATGGCTGAGCCGAAGATGGCCGCCGCCAAGGACCTCGAAACCATCGGCCGCGCTGTGATTAACTTTAAGCGTGCTGGAAAGTTTCAGATCAAAGAGGCCCGCACCAAGCGTTCGCGCGAACTGCGGGACATGATGAAGCAGCACGTGCTCGAACTGGTAAACCGCTAATTTCTGGAGGTTTTAATGTCCGCAACTGAAACGAACACCCTCGTGCAGAAGGTCGTCGATTACATCGGGTTTTCCGATGCGGCGCTGACCAAGGCTGCCGCTGTAATTAAGACGCAAGAAGAGCAGGCCGAGAAATTGGCCGCGCTGATTCCGGCCGCCGTGAAGGCCTGCGTCGAGCATGAGCGCATCGAGTCGCACCAGAAGGAAGCGCTGGAAAAGGCGCTTCACGATCCGGTGCGCACGATGGAACTCGTGGTCAAACTCGCCGGCCACAAAAACGCCGCCGAGATGGCCCGACTTGGTACACCTGTGGGTCAGGAAAAGGCCGCAAGCCACGACCCTGCCACCAGTTTGACGAGCGGGTATGTGGGTGCCCGCGATGGTCGCCTCAAGGCTTCCGACGTGAAGTTGTTCACGGGCCTTGGTCTGAATCCGCCCACTACCTGATTGACACACGCAACTTTCTCATAGACACGGAGGTCTAAAAATGGCTAACGCTCCTGATCTGATGTTCGAACACGGCCTTGATGTTAAAAAGGGCTGGTTCGACATGGCTTCGCTCGACTACAGCGCCAAGTTGGCGAGCAGCATCTCTTTTGACGTGGTGGCGGGCCGAGTGGTCCACTTGAACACAAGTGGCGAGTTCGTTCCCGGCGCGCACAAAACGTGCCCCGCGATCTTTTTGCTCAACGGCAGCGCCGACGCTGACGTGAGCAACCCCGGCACGACCGCCGGCGGTAAGTTCATGCACCGGGCGATTGCGCCGACCGGCAAGATGTCCGGGCTGGTGGCGACCGGCGGTTACGAAATTTCGACGACGGAATTCGTCACCGGGAATACCTATCAGCCGGGCGACCTGCTGTCGGCCACGCGGGCGGATGCCAGCACGCCGGCCAGCACGGACGGCCGTCTGACGAACTACAGCGTCACTCAGTTCACCACGCCAGTGGTCGGTGTTGTGTCTAGCGGGGCCGTTTCGAATCACAACGGGATTCAAGCCCTGTCGTTCTGGAGCGTTTATCTCCCGGGCGCGTCCAACTGGAATGGCGTACAAGCGGCGTCCGCCTAACTCACTACATAGAACATGGAGGTTCTTACAATGCCCACTCCGCAAGAAATCCAATTGCTCAACGAAACGCTCTTCGAGCAACTCGACACCCCCGGCATGCAGAAGCAGGCCATCGATGCGGTTAACGACTTCACGCGCACCAAGATGCGTGAAGACGGGTTCTACCGGCGGATTATGCCGCCGCTGACCATCACCAACGATGAACTGGATCGTCAGGTCGACACTGACAAGCCGGTCAAGGTGGTGGACAAGGAGCCCGATTCTCCGGCGGCTGTGTCGCTCCCGTTTGCGACACTTCCGATCAACTTCTACATCCGTGGCCCGCGCTACCGCGTCATGTTTGACCGGATCGTGTCGCCCCGCGCTGTGAAGGACGTTGACGAACTCCGGACGTATGTCATCGACATCCGTCAGGTGCTTTCGGACAACATGATCAAGGACATGCTGGCCGAGGAAGACTCCAAGTTCATCAACGCGCTCGACGCGGCGGTGGGCACTGTTGATACGAACAACGTTCTTTCGGGCGTGCCCCAGAACGTGACGATCAGCGGCGGCATCACGCGCGAGACGATTGTTGACGCCCTGAAGGTTATGCCCTCGACTCCGAGCCACTTCGAAGTGGAGACCTGCCTCGTGAATAACATCACGATCAAGGAACTCCTCAAGTTTGGTCGCGACGAGATGGGTGGTGACTTCTCGCAGGAGATCATCAAGAACGGTTGGGCGGAGACCAACTTCCTCAACTGCCGCTGGATCGTCACGATCAAGCGGAACCTCGTGCCGAACGATGTGTTGTACATGTTCGCCTCGCCGAAGTTCATCGGCAAGAACTACGAGTTGGAGCCCACCACGATGTACATCCGTCGTGAGGCTTACATGCTTGAGTACTTTGCCTACAACACGCAAGGCGGCTCGTTCGGTCACACGAACGGTCTCGCCAAGGTCACGTTTGTCTGAGCCGTAATAACAAGGAGCACTACCAATGGCTGATACCGTTAAAGAAGCGGCAGAACAGGCTTACGCCACCGTTGTGTCGCAACTGGCCGCCCCCTATTTCTTCGAAAAACTGGCTGGAGCGGGGGTTGTCCCCGGTTCCGAAGGTGAAGCCGCGGAAATGTGGGCTGCTGCGCAGAAGTTGCACGTGCTCTATACGGCGGAACAGGAAAAGACCGCCGCGGCGCGCCATACGGGTCTGGCTGCTGTGAACCAGCAACTGGATGCGGCGCTCGCGGCTGCAGGGATTGGCGGCGGAAACGAGAAGCAGGCCACGTTTAACCACGTGGCTGCTCTCGCCGCCGACCAACCCGAAATTGCGAATGCTGTACTGACCCTGCAAGCCGCGGCTGCTGCGGCCATGCAACCCGCAGAGTAACGGAGTAAAATATGCCCACGACTTCTGATGATCTTTACACTGTTGTAAAAAACGTCTCGGGTAAAACCATGACGTTTGGATTTCTGGGCGCGCACGGTAAAACGCTGGCGGACAACGCCACGTACACCGTTCCGGGCGACCTTGTGACCAAACTGGGTGCGCAACGCAGCCAGCGGAAGTTCAAGGCGCTGGAACGCGCGCTGACGGACAATCTGTTGGATATTGTTCGTTCGCCTTCGGTCTATCTGCTCAGCGAAACGGGCAGCGTGACCAAGGAACTGGCGATGAATTCGTCGAGCCAAGTCGGCACGTCGAATCCGTCGTGGCAGGGTGCGGGCGGTGGCGGCTTTGCCGTCAGCGCTGGCGCCACGGGTGTCACGGGCGCCACGGGCGCCACGGGTGCCACCGGGGCCACTGGCCCTGCCGGTACCTGACGCAACTGTGACGTGCTGAAACGCGAAAGGGCTGGCCGTTTAACGGTCAGCCCTTTCTGTTTGTATACTGGTTAAAAAGGAGCCGCGCTTATGGCCGTCATCGCCACGCCAACGTCTCACCCGCTGGTCTCCTGTTGCGACAACAGCAATACGCCGCAAGTCCTGAACCCGGTCCCCTGCGCGGGTCAGAACGTGCTGAGCGCGCCCGTTTCGGCGCAGAACGGGCAGCCGCTCCTGTCCCGGATGCGAGCAATCTCGATTACGCAGGGCCAGTGCGCCACGATCCGCTGGCAGATGCACGACAAGGACGGCGTCCCGGTGAGCCTGACCGGCTGCAATAACGCCGCACTGTTTAAAGTCGTGCTGCGGCTCAAAGAGCAGATTGCGCTGGGGAACCAGAATCCGGTCACGCAGGTCAACGCAGCGGTTGTCACCGCCGCCGACGGCACCGTAGAAGCCGCGCTCACGCAGGCCATGGTCGGCGTCCCGGGCGTTTACTACGCGGAAATGGCGCTGGTCAATATCCCGGCGGAGGCGGCCGCACAGCCTTGTGTGATATTTTCTAACACGTTTTATTTGATCATCAACCGGAGCACATTCGATACCGGGAGCAATAACGGACCCGGCGGACCGCCCAGCATCGCGGAAGTCCGACTGCACCTGCGCGATTCGGCGCCGGGGGAGAGTTATCTGCTGGAAAACTTGATGTTTGACGACGCTGAGATCGCGCTAGCGATCGCCCGACCGGTGCAGTATTGGAACGAAATTCCGCCGCCGCTGAGCCCGACCTACACTACACAAAATTTTCCGTTCCGATATCACTGGCTTGAAGGCGTTTGTGCCAATTTATTTATGATGGTTGCCGAGCAATTTCGCCGCAACCAATTGGAGTATTCGGCTGGCGGTGTCGCGGTCAACGACCAGAACAAAGAAGCCAGTTACGAGCGGGCAGGGCAGGCGCGGTGGCAGGCGTATCGGGAGTGGGTGCGCGCCACGAAAGCCAGCATTAACCTCGAAAGTTGCTACGGCGAGGTGAGTTCGAATTACAAGTACAGCGCCTACACCGACGCCATCCGCATTCGCTACTAGCGCGTTCTGGAACGTGGAACAGTCGTCGTAACTCTTTACGCGACAAACACTTTCGCGTTTCGCGATTCGCGAACACGTGTTACGAAACCGCTGCTCAAAACTTTTTGGGCAAAGGTTTTGTCGTCTAAATTTTGCCGCAAACACGGGCATATTCATTGGTGCCGTTTATCTGTGCGGCCCCGCCGGCGCGGCGTTTCGCCCCGGCTCTTTTATGCAAAGGAGGTTTTTGTGAACGACGCGACACAGCAGACGCTGGAGAACTTCCGCAAAAAAGCGGAAGAACTGGGGTGGTCTTCGCACCCGTACTGATGTCCAAAGAGAAATTAGTCGCGCTCGGCAAGACCGAGTGGGACGAAGAGCACAGGACTGCTGCAATCGGTGGCATGACATTCTGGGCGATCGGCATTATCGGCACTTCTATCGCGACGGTGCTTAACGAAATCATGGCGCTGGTCAAGATTGCGGACGAGCACGGCGAAGAAGAAGCCGTCCACAACATGATGACAAGCATGACGTTTGTGGAGAACATCTGCCGACTCTTCATGGACGAGATCGACTTCAAGGCGGTCGCCACCGCCTTGTTTGAAGATGGCGAGCGCATCGAGCGCGAGCGTCGAGAGGAGGAGGCGGCGGCCGAGGCGGCTAAGGCCAAGGTCAAGGCGTACGCGGCCCAGAAAGCCGGCACTCTGCACCGCGCGGTGCCGAGCGAGAATTAAACATTAACACCTGCGGAGGTTTCATGTCGACGAACACATTGCTGCCCGATTACTACGCTCGCCGCGGTGAGTCGCTGGCGGCCCGCTGGCTGTCGCTGATCACGGCGACGATGCGGGCGGTTTTGCTGGTCGGCTCGCCCGGCACGGGCAAGACATTCTTTGCCGACTGTTTCGCCCGCGGCAGGGGTGCAAAGCAGTTCTTCATCCCCTGCCACCCGTGGTTGACCAATGAGGAGGTCAATCAGGGTGTGGACATCGGCAAGGTCGCGGTCGGCGTTACTCACGCCGACGAGGCGTACATGGACGGACAGTTGCTTCGGGCTGTCAAAGCTACAAAGCACCACGACGTCGTCGTGACGCTGGACGAGGTGGAAAAGGCCGGCAGCCGGTTCTACCCGCTCATTCTGGACTTTCTCCAGCATGGCCGGGTGCCTGATGCGCGGCACCACATGCATCAAGCGGACCTCAAGCGGATGTTTGTTGTCCTCACGGCAAACGAGGAGGGCGACATCCCGGAGGCAGTAAAGCGCCGCTGCTTTCGTGTGACGATGGAGTTCTTGCCGGAGAACGTCGAGGTGGACGTGCTCCGCAAGAACACGGGCGCGCCCGGCGGCGCGTGCCGGCTCGCGGTGAAGATGGCCAACGCCGTCCGCACCAAGGGCGAAAGCAAGCCCAGCCTGCAGGAGTTGCGCGAACTCCTGCATGCGCGCGATTTGGTGACCTCAGTCGAGGACACTGAGTCGCTGATCGACGCCTTCCTCGTCAAGGACGAGAAGGACCGCCGAGCGATCGAGCGGGAGATTTCTTCTCCCGGCGCCGTGCTGTACGGCGAGTTTAAGCGGAAACACTAGAAGAAAGGAGAAACTCGTGGCCCTTACGGTGCGAGAACTGCAGAAAATGCTTAGCGTCTCGCGCCGCAATTGCGGCGAGAGTTTCGGCGGCTCCGCGTATCCTAAGACGCTAAGCAAAGTCGCCTGCCATGTCGCGAACGAGCCGGAATACGCGATCGAGCGGGCCGCGGTGAAACGCGGTAACATCGAGGCTACCACCGGCCGCGTCGTCGACGTGCAGTCCAGAGTCGACACGTGGGCGCGACGGTACGGGCCTGATGTGCCCGTCACGTCGGCGATCAATTGGGACCGCGAACGACAAAATCGGCAACGGCAACAGCCGAATTCCGGTGGCGGCGGGAGCGGTCAGGGCCAGTCCCAGCAGCAACAGCAGCCGGGCGGCAGTAGTAACAATTCGTCACAGCCCGCCGGCCAGCAACAGGGGTCGCAGCCCCAGTCGCCGGACGACGCGCAGCCGACCCAAACGCAGACGACCGGTCCTGCGTCTGGGCAGGAGACGAACCAGCCACAACCCGTTCCCCCTAAACCACAGCCAAGTCCCGAGCAGCAGGCGCTTAAGGCCGCGCAACAGGCGTATCGCGACGCCCTTGCCCGCGCCAAACAAGCCCCTCAGTCCTCCGGCAGTGCTTCGGTTAGTGCGGCAAAACGGAATCTCCAGATGGCCCGGCGGAAAGCGTCGCACAACCGCGTGGCGCAGGCGTCGGCGCCGTCTCTTGTGGCGCGGAAAACGATTGCAGGAGCCCATGGGCGGCTGCAACGGGTTCCGCCAAAACTGCGACAACAGGTGGCCGACCTGATTAATCGGCTCGTCGACCGGGGAGGCAGCGCGGGTGAAAACTTTGCGCCAATCCCCGTGTTGAGCGCCCGAAAGTTGGTGCAGCGAATGGTTGTCCGCCGGCCGCTGCCCAACGCTCTCAAGGAAGACAGTATGACGGGCCGCCCGTGCGTGCTGTTTCTTCCCGACGTATCGCCGAGTTGCGAGGCGCAGGCCCAGATAGCCTGCGATCTTGCTAACGCGGCGGGCTACGCCGGAGTTTCTGGCTCCGACGTGCTGGTGTTTCCCCACAGCAACGGCGAGGTGGACTCGACGGAGAACTACATCCCGTGGTTTAACGGAAAGCCAGTGGCCACAGACCCCGGACAGGTGGAACGCCTGTTCGATCAGGTCTGTGGCGGACAGAGTTGTTATAGGGTTCGTGTTGTCGTCTTCATCGGCGACCACGACGCCACGGAGCAATACCGCAAGGTGATTGGACTGAAAAGCGTGACCCGCGCGATCTGGCTGCACAACTACTTTTCGGGAAAGTACGCGGTGCCAGAGACGGTCGAATCGGGCATGATTCCGGATTGGAACCCGGAATTGTTGTCAAAACTCAGCATGGTCCAAGGATGTACCAATCTGCCGACCATGCTGAAAGGTTTCAAGATCGCCCTCGCTACGTAATGGCGCCAGAAAGGAGGCTACGTATGCCGTTTCCCTAACTAGGTTTAATTTATACGAGTGGTTCTCGAAGGAGCCACGCCGGGAACGCTGTCGGTTCTGTCAGCATTCCCGGCGAATTGTCGCAAAGGCGCGGCAGTTCGAACAGAATCAAGGCTTTCGAGGAAGAGCCCTTGGACACAAAGGTGTGACTTTGTCAGTTACGCCAGCCTCGCGGTGATTTGGTAACACCACCGTTAGTGGGCTCTGACTACTTTCTGGGACGTCCGGTTGGCCCTATATGCGCCAGCCAGTGAAACGCCGGTTCAGGTAGTTATCTTGCAGTGTGAGACCAGAGTTGTAGAAGGACAGCCAAGTCGGGTGTGGGGCCCTGTCCGTCGTAAACTTTGGCGCCATTAAAACTACTGTCACGCCTGTGTGACTTTTGCGTTAAGCGCTGGTCGCAAAACGCGGGAGTTTCATACCCCACACAGGTACGCTTTCTCGTTGTGCCCCATTCCTGCCAAAAGCAGCCGCCAAACATCGCGTTTGTTGGCGTGGGTGTAGCCGCCTCGACCGGAGAACAACGAGCCCTGAATCAGTGTGCCCACCGCAAGGTGGTGATTGGGGGAAAGGCCGGGGAGAGAGTCATGAACTCTCCCCGGCCTTTTTTTTAGCTATCAGCGGTCAGGTATACTTTGGTTTATGAGCCAATCTCGCATTTTCCCGTTCCGCCGGGTATCTGTTGACCACATGGTACGCGGCGTAACCCGCGTGTGGTGGCAGTTAGAGCGGCTATTTAACGACCCCGGGCCCTACACCTTTCAACTGCAGTTCGGGCGCTCTGGCGTCCGCGACTCGTTTGACTGGGAAAACGTCGGGTCGCCGGTCACCAACACGTACTTTGCCGCCGACCCCGCGTGGCGCGAAGGCGGGTACGATATTCTGACGCACTACCGCGTGAAACTCACCACGCCGGTCGGCACCTATGTTTCGCAGGCCGCCAACTGTTTCGGTGAACTTCCGGAGCGAGACTGGCTGCTGGTGCGCGAGATCATCCGCAAAGAAAAGTTGAGGCACCGGCTGGTTTCGGCGCCCGGGTATCTGGCCAAGCCGCTCCGCTACGGCGTACCCTGCAAACGCTGCCGCGACGGGCTCACCCAAGAGGTGACCGACTCGTATTGCCCGGTGTGCAGCGGTACCGGTTTTGAAATCGGCTTCCACCCGACCCTGCCCATGCAGTGTTGGGACCTGTCGCCGCAATTGATTCAAGAAGATATTGACAACAATGTAAAAGGCGCCACCCGGGAAAACGCCTACGTGAATGCGCGCGTTATCGGGTTTCCGGCGTTGAACAAAGGCGACGTTTGGATTAACGGCGCCTCGGACGAGCGCTGGCTGGTCGAAACCATTCAGGTGCTGGCCGCAGTCCGCAACGTCCCGGTGGTTTACCAAGTCAAAATGGGCTTGTTGCCGTTCAGTAATCCGATCTACGCGCTAGAAATCGGCGGTGAACCCCCGGCGCGACAAGGCCCGACACTGCCAATCGTCGGGTGCGGGGCCGTCGTGGTCGATCAGGATTATGGCGGCGCCGACAACCTTATTTATACGCAGGCCGACGGCTGTCCGATCACCGGCGCCGATATTTACATCTTTACCAAAGCGCATTTTGATGCACACGGCCTACCGATCAACCGCAACTTGGCTGTCGGGAAGACGACGACTCGGGTCAATGGTCGATGGACGCAATCTGTTCGCCTGGATGCTGGGCAGTACGTTATTCTGTACGAAAAGCCGGGCGAGTTTGGGCCAGATATTCGGGCGTTGACAGTCACCGCCCCCGAAGCGCCGCTGCCGGTCGTGTTTGCGGGGGGACCGGCTCGGCCGCCGGCCAAACCGCCTGGGCGCATTGTGAAACCCGCTAACGACAACGGATTTTGGGATATATGAGCCAAAAAGTCACGCCCGCCGCGCCACCGCCTGTAACACTGCGTCTCGACAAAATTAAACTGATTCCTACCATCAGCCTCTATAAAAAACCGCAGGGGACGCCATGACCGACTGCCCCAATCCAGACGACATCGTCGGCGGCCCCGATTTTCCGGAAGATTCTTTACCGGAGAACCGTGTCCCCAAAGTCAGTGCGCTGTGTTCCTACGGCATGCGGCCCCACGTCATGACGGGCTTTTTACGGCAATTACTGATCGGCCATTTCACGGACCCACAGAATATCGAAGACCCGCGAGTGCGCCGGCACATTACTGCAGTCGGCGGCTGGCAGCCAGAAAACAACGGCGCCAGTCCAGACGGCATCTTAGTGGAGAGCATCACCCGCTGGGCGCCAAATACCGCGGACAAGCGCCCCGCCGTGCTTATTAAACGTAATCAGTGGCAATGGTCGAGCCGCGTTATTGGTGACAAATCCGTGGAGAATGTTTATACTGGAGAAACGTCGTATTCGGGGTTTTGGGAGGGGAGCCACACGTTGTTTTGCCTGTCCCAAGCAGGCGCCGAGGCCGAATTTTTGTCTACGGAGGTCGTTAAATTTCTAATCCTTTTCTCGCCGCTCATCCGGCAACAAATGGACTTTTTTAAGTTCTATGTCGCGCAGGTGGGTGGTGTTGGAGAAGTCCAAGAGGTGACTCAGGGCTATGCCGTCCCGGTCACGGTAGCGTATGTGGCGCAAGAAACATGGGCCACACAGCCGCTCGTTCCGCGACTTAAGCGGATTGTCTTCAAGGCGTCAGATTTGTTGTCAGGGTAAATTTTGCTTTTACAAGTGTTTTTTTCTTGCTGAAGTGGTTGTGTATACTACTCGCTAAGCACTTGACCGCACACAAATAACTGGGGCACGGAGGCCTTCGCATGTCGAGTTACATTAAGCCACAGGTTCTGGTATTCCAAGAGTTCAGCATCGTCCCGACGGAGATTACTGAACCGCTCCGCGCGCACGTTGCTGGTCCGCATGCTGTGCTCCACCGCTACAGCGACCGCGACGAAAAACAGGCCAGCGGGCTTGGCGCGTACGATCCGCTGACCGACGTGTGCTACCCGTGGCCGGGCCGGAAGGCCGGGTCCGTGGTTGACCTGTCGTACGGCAAGCTGTACGTGGACAACGCGCTCCTCAAGTACTTTGACCACGACCTGCAAGACACCGCCACGACAATCACCGCCGTCAGCGGCAAGTCGAACTGGATTCAGTCGAATAACCTCTCGTTCAAATCCAACACGTCGGCGTATCCTCGGAGCAGCGCGTTCAACGACCGCGACGTGAAGGTGGGCGACGTGGTCTACGTTCGAACAGTCGTGAACACGAATGACACCTGCGACGAGAAGACGCTGTGGACGGAAGTCACTGGGTTCGCCAGCGATGCCGTCAACTCGCTGATCAAGCCGGCCTCGGCCGACGCCAACAACCAGTCGACCGTCACCGCCTCCGCCAGCAGCCCGAGCAGCGACAACAATTACCTGCAGGTGGCCGGCAAGGAAAACTGCGTCAAACTCACCACGGTGGACGGTTCGTTGTACAACGGGCTGGCCAGCGGCGATGTCGCTGAAGAGTACACGATTCAGGTCGTGAAGAGCAGCGTATCGGGGTGCGCCGCCGCGCGGCTGCGCGTCCGGAGCGCGAGTGGCCGGGACGACGTCGATGACGTTGTGCCGTCGGATATGGACGAGTTTACAAATATTGGCACACGCGGGCTGCGCGTCAAATTTAACGTTTTGTCTACCACCGCGTGCGAAGACGCTGCGGACGACAACGGCGTGGCGGCGGACGTGTTTGTGACCGGGCAGAAGTGGGTGGTGTCGGTTCGGCAGGCGTTTCGCGTTGCGACCGCCGCTTCCGATGCGGCAACGCCGTACTCCACCAACTCCGCCGGCGACATTCTTGCCCGGTATGCCGGCAGCAAAAATGACGTGTACATTGTCGAGGTCACTAAGGGTGGCCGGTTTGACGCGATTTCGGCCGCGGCGAACGGCTATCCCGAGGTCACCGTGCGGACGGTGAAGGGCCTTGATTTCTCTGGCCCGACGGAAGTGACGCAAAACGGCGGGTCGATCGGAATCGGCACGAACGGTGTCAAAGTTAAACTGTCGGTTGTTTCGCCCGTGGCGTCGGTCGCCGTGGACGCCGGCGGTACGGGGTACACGACGCCTCCGACAGTAACCTTGTCGGCGCCGCCGGCTGGCGGCACCCAGGCGACGGCGACGGCCACGGTCGCCTCTGGCGCGGTTACGGCGATCACGCTCACTAACCCGGGCAGCGGCTACCTGTCGGCTCCGACGGTGTCGTTTTCGGGCGGTGGCGGCACGGGGGCAACGGCGACGGCATCTATTGGAAACGTCGGCCTGCGCAAGGGCGACAAGTTCTACGTCGCGGTGGTGTCCAGTGTGGCCGGCCCGGTGCGCAAGTTAATCCTGCGCGATGACCTGTCGTCGGAACTGGCGGCAGCTACGTCGTTAGACCTGCAGTTGTTCATCAAGGACGATATTCAGGTGTCGCGCACGCGGCCCGAAGCCCCGAACCTGACGAACTACTGGTTCGAGGACACGCAAATCTGCGTGCAGGAAGGCATCACGGCGTACCACCCCGAGTGGACCGAGGACGGCGTAGAACAACCGCTGCCGGTCACCGCTGGCGCCCTCTACGTCGAGTATCGTGAATTTCTGGCCGATTTGGCCGATGAGGTCAATTCGATTAGCACGGTGGCCGATCTGGACGACATTGCGGGCCAGTTGCATCCGGATAATCCGCTGAAGTGGGGCGTGTACAAGGCGCTCTCTAACAGCAACGGCACCGTGGTGAAGTACACCGCCGTGGCGCATCCGGTTGAATACCATGCCGAGAATTATCGCGAAACCGGCCCTGATCTCGACAGTTGGGGCGAGGTGCTGGAGCGCCTCAAGGGTCGCGACGATCTGTATAACCTCGTTCCGTTGACGTTTGATCGCTCGGTTCAGAATCTCTGGGCTGCGCACATCACCGGCGAATCGAACGAGATCGCCAACAACTGGAAGGCCGGGTTCTTCGCCCTCAAGGCAGAGCCCAAGCAACTGGTGGTTGGCCAGGGCGCGCCGATTGCTGGCGTGTCCGGCAATGTCATTGAAAATGACACGCTGGCGACGCTCGGCGACGACCCGAACGCGACGGGCAACCAGTACACCCGGTTGCAGGTCCCGACGGGTTCGAGCGGGTACTTTATTGCCAATAACGTGCAACCCGGCGATATCGTCCGGTACAACTTCGTCGTCGACTCGCTCGGCGAGGAGCAGTACGACGAATACGTTGTGGATCAGGTGCTGTCGGAGAATTCGCTGCTTCTGTACACGGGCGCCGACGCGGCCGTGACGCAGGCGCAGCGGTTTGAAATCTGGCACAACCGGAATCGCAACGAAGTTGCCGAGGACATTGCGCAGCAGGCCGGTTCGCTGTCGAATCGGCGCGTGGTGGGCGTGTGGCCCGATCAGGTGGGCGAGGCTGGCACACTGCAGCCGGGCTACTATCTGGCGGCGGCGCTTGCCGGGCTTGTGTCGGGCGTGGTGCCGCACCAGCCGCTGACAAATGTTGAAGTTGCCGGTTTCGACGACTACAGTCGGTCGTACAAGTACTTCAACGAAACGCAGTTAAATCGTATGGCGGAAGCCGGCGTGTGGATCGTCACGGAAGACCGCGACGGCACCCCGCACACGCGGCACGCGCTCACGACGGACAACCTCGACCTGAATCGTCGGGAAGAGATGATCCGCCGGAACGTGGACAGCATGTCGTACTTGTTCCTGCGGCGGCTGAAGCCGTACATCGGCCGGACCAACGTGCAAGCTGGCATGATCCGTCGCCTGCGGTTCGAGATTGAGTCGATCATCTACTTCTTGATCAACAACGGCAACACGCTGGAATTGGGCTCGCAACTGATCTCGGGAGAAATCCGGAAACTGAACGTGCATCCGCTTCTCCGTGACCGAGTCGAAATCGTGTTGGACCTTGTTGTTCCGGCGCCGCTGAACAACATCGAACTGCACTTAGTGGTCTGACAGAAAACTTAAGGAGTTAACACTATGCCCGCTGGACAGTCTATTTATAGTGGCAAGTCGCAATCGCTGCAGGGCGTAATCCGCGCTGAAGACGTGTACCTGACCTTCCCCGGGCTCGCGAAGGGCGACGTGGGGGCGCTGGTGCAACAGGCGCAGATCACCTGCCAGCGGTCGCTCAACATGTTGTACGAGATCGGCTCACCGGCCGTGTATTACGTCGGCGACCGGCGACAGGGGACGGCGCAGTTCAGCCGCGTGGTGGGCGGATCGAAGAATTTTACGTCGATGATCACCCAGTTCGGCGACATCTGCAAAGCCAAGGAAAACCACCTTGAGTTAGAAGTTGGCGGAGCGCAGTGCGCGGCAACAGGTCAGGGCGTGAAGTACAAGATGATCTCGGCGACGCTGAATACGATTGGCGCGTCGGTCACAGCCCAAGACATCGTGGTAACCGAAAACATGGGCTTCATGTTCGTCGACCTCGAATACAACTGATTCGACACGCCGTCGATTTAAACACCAAAACGGCGGTTGCGTAACCCGCAGCCGCCGTTTAAGGTATTGGGTGGCAACACCCGGGGCAATATGCCCGTAACCTATAACCGGTATATTTATGTCTTTGCCCGGCGGGAATCGGCCCGTGCAGGCCTCGCCTGCCACGTCACCGCAGTACTATAACGACCCCAGTTACGCCACCCGGCGGCTGCAGGGCCAGACGCAGTATGCGGGCCGAACGACCACGACCGCGTGGGGTGCGCACACCGCAGCCGTAGCCGACCCGAATCAGGCGTTAGTGGGCTACAAAACCGGGTTTCAAGACACCGGGCGATTGCTGACCGGCGTCGTCATGGACGGCACGGCAATCGCGAATTGCTACCGCGTGCATCTGGATCACGGTCACTGCCCCATGCTGGCAACCGCGCTGAGTAAAACCGGCCAAGGATGCCTGGGGGCGACAGAAATTACGACGATACAACCCGGCGCGCGGGTGGTCGTCATGGTACCGGATAAAGACAACAAAGCCGTCATTCTGGGTGTGCTGCCCGACCCGCTGGATATTGGCCAGCGGGCGTTTCACGATTACATCTCGCAATGCTCGCGCAACCGCGTTGACGACGCCCATAAAAAGTACATCAAGCAGGACAAGAGCAGCGCGGTGGCCGACTACAGCGCGTGGCGCCCGTATGACGCGACGTTGGCCGGCGAATGGGGCGCTATTTCAACCACAGGAATTGGCGTCACGGTCGACGATTTCATGTTTAAAACTGCCGTCAACGAGTTTTGCGGCGTGTACGGTTTTTACCATGATTCGCTACTCCGCGTTGCTGGGTACAACCTGCAGATGTGGACCGCCGGCAGCGAGCGCGAGTCGTACATGGATCAGGCGGAGTGCAACGATGCCACCGGCTACGCGCCTTATCCGTGGGAAGCCGTCGGCGTGCTCATTCCCGGGCAACCTGTTGTCGAAGAATACGACCCGGCCTGCTACCAGTGCTTTCGTGAGAAACCGTACTATTCGCGCTGGGAAAATAAACATGAGTTCGCGCAGCCGTATCATCGGTCGCAGGTGTTCTTTGGATATCTCGGCCAGGGCATGCGGCAGGTTGTACACGCACCACCACAGGGTAAAGCCGAGTGGACGTATGACGGCATTGTGAGCGACAAGGGCCCGACGCCGTTTGACTCGGATGTCGGGACCGCCGGTGGATTTACCTACAACTGCAAAAGCGGGCGCGAGAAAGACACTGCGCACGAAGCCGAACCAGCCTTCGGCCTCAGCGAAGAGAATAAGTCGCTGGACGGCCGTATTTTTATGGCGTCGGCCAAGGGCGTACACATCGCCAAGCGACTGCTGCTGCCGATGCCGCAACGCCTCAAACGTCCCGAAGACATCAATAACGGCGATGACGCCACCACGAATTACAAGGCCGCGGGAAAGTACGGCGCCGGACCTGATCACGCTATTACGGGCGATATCGCCACGACCGAAAGCGCTTACCCCAACCTGCAACGGGCTGCCGCCGTACTCGATCTGCACGGATATCTTTACAACTACTCAGGGCTGCATGCGTTTTTCTGGCACGAGAACGATTACCGGACGTGGGAACAGCAAGACCTTTCGTACGCCGAGGCCAACCAGAAAGTGCCGCCGTTTGGCATGCTGGCCGGCTCGCAGATGTATTTAAAAGAAGAGCAGCCCAAACAGTTCTATATCGACCACCGGTACGGCACGCAGAACTATTACGAAACCGAGTCGTACATTTCGCTGCTAGAAGACGGCGGCGTGGTCATCGGCGACGGCTACGGCGGGGAAATTCGAATGACTGGCGGCTGCGTGTTCATCACAGCCCCAGGCGACGTGTGGCTGAAAGGCGGCCGAGATGTGCAGGCGTGGGCGGGTAATGACGTCATTACCAAAGCCAACAAAAGCGTCGATATCTCGTCCAATGAAAAGAACGTCCGGATCAAAGCCGAGCGCAACGTACTGGTGTTCGCGGGCAACGAGACGTCTGACCGCGAAGGCGGCATCTTGCTGGAAAGCCGCGCCAAATCGATCGAATATGATTTCGAACAGTGCGGCGACGACGTCAAGTTTGCCGGAGTTGTCGCCCGGGCACCTTTCTCGAACGTCGTCGGCCTCGCCAAAAACATTTACTTGCGTACCGGTGGCGGCGAGATCGAAGACGGAAATATCACCATCGACGCCGCGCAGGCCCGGAACGACATCCTCACCAAATCACGGGCTATTTACAACTTTATGACGGGCGCCGAGTTTCACTTCTTCGGCAGCCGGGATGGTGACGAGGATTGGACGACGCGCAAATCCAACATGTTTTCCGAAAAATTTACGCTGTTGTGCGGCCCGATCGGCACCGACCGTGACATTTTGTTAGACGGAAATATTTTGGCACGCGGCAGTTGTTTGCTGACCAAGGGGCACATCTTTACAGAGATCGCCAATCGAGGGTTTATTTTCGTAGCGCCGTGCGACGAAAAGTGCCAAGGCGAAATCAACCCGGTGATGGACCTGATCGAAGACCTCGTCACCGAGACCATCCCCCAGATTGCCGACCAGACGCATCAGGCGTTGTTCAAAGAATTCTGGTATACGGCCAAACGCGCGGGAAACGAGCGCGTAATGACGATTATGGAGTTCTCATTCCGCAAGGACGAGGACTACATGATTCCCGACTTCCTGCTGTTCGAAGACCGGTGGCAGCAGATGGCCCGGCTCAGCGGCGATATCCCTGACCGCTGGACCGAGCGTCCTGTGCGGAACAAAATCTGCGACAAAACCTATCCGTTTCCTGGCAAGAAGTGGCTGGAAGACGAGCCCGCGTACAAAGAGCAAGACCCGCGAATTGCGCAGTACCAAGATGGCGGCCTGATCGACAAAGCGCGCGGAACGCCGGGTTCGCTCGCAGCCGAATACCGCAGCCCCCAATACAAACAGCCTGACGAAAAGCCGATTAATGGAAACTATCCAATTGTCCCGAGAATGAATTAAGAGGTGACCGAATGGAATTGGTCGAAAATGTCCACCTGTCAGACTTCACCAAGAAAACGTTGGAGCAATTCGGCTGGCAACCCGGCGAGCCTATTCCGGCCGATCTCGGACAGATGATGCTGCAAATGAAAGAGACGTTGCCCGCGTCGAAGCGTACGGATGTCTTGATTGACCGAGACGTGATGGCGCCGGAACAGGCCGAGCAGATCGTCGAGCACCTGCGAGCGGCGGTGGCGTTTGGCAAGAAGAAAAAAGCCGCTGACGACATGAACGCGCAAACGCAAAACATGGACCCCAGCGTGGCGGCGCTGTATCGCCAGTTGACGGCGCAGGCGTCCGAGCCGGAGATCATCGACGACCGTGCCGAACCGGCTGCGCCCGCGGAAGAAACGCCTGCCGCCAAGCCCGAGCCTGAGCCCGTCGCGGACACCACAACCACGCCAGCCGAATCCGCGGCGCCAGGGGTGCTGCCATTTTGCCCGCGCTGCGGCTGGGACATGCGGCAGCAGTTTGAAATCGTTCCGACGGACAAGGATAAAGAAGACTTTTTGGCAACATTACTGGGCGGCCAACGGTTTTCAAAAAAGTACGAAATTTTTGGCGGCAAAATCAGTGTGACTTTCCGCAGCCTTTTGGCCGAGGAGAGCAAACTGATTTATCGACAACTCGTGCTGGACCAAGAAGAGAAGCGCGTGGCGACCGAAGCCGAATGGTTTGTGCAGATGATGGATTATCGGCTTGCGTGCTCGCTAGAGTCGATTGCGCAAGCGGACGGTAAAATTGTGGCCGTTATTCCGCCGCTGGATTCGCTGCAGTTCGTTAACGACCCAGACCAGCCGCTCGCGACGGCGCTGCCCAAGCAATTAGACCTGTTGAACAAAACAGTGGCACAAGAGGTCACACGGCGGCTGGTCGGAACGCACCTCCGACAATTTCAGCGCCTTGTGGAAGCCCTTGAAGCCATGGCGCTTGAACCAAGTTTTTGGAACGGGATCGCGTAGCGGCCTACATGGTGCGGGCTGCTGTCTCGGGAGCGATCGATTACTCCCGAGCCGATCCCACGGACGTAAAATGGCGAATTAAACACCGCTTGTTATTGGACGAAGTACGACGGCAAGAAGACCAAAAAATGCTGGAAAGCGTGCATCGCCACTGGTGCGCGTATTTATCCCACGGCGGTTTAACGGAAGAAAGTTTTGCCGGAGTCAAGAAAACAGCGGGAGAGACGCTTACGGCCCTGCAAACAGAATTGTTTCCGTGGCTTGAAGCACAGCCCGCGGAAACAGAAAAGCAGGCATCAGGAGTTGAAAACAGTAAAATAGACGCAGAAACACAAAACCTGATCGAAAGATTTAAGGTATGGCGCGGGGGTCGAAACGCCGGGGAATAACATGTCGCAATGGATGTATCCCGGTTTTTACTCGCCGGGCCAAATGGCGTTCAACAATAACGCCGAACTGTCGCATTTAATCACCATGGCCGCCGGGCCGTTGCTGGGGGCGTTCGCCGGGCCGGGCAATTTTATGCCCCACATGATGCCCACCCAGAACGCGATGGACCAGTTTGCGCTGCGGGCGTATCAGAATCAAACCCTGCAAGCCACGCGGAACCTGTCAAGTATTCAGCAGCCGGACGTGACCAACCTCCTGCTGGGCTTGCGCAGCGCGATCACGCCGACTGCACCGAGCGCGCTCAACCGAGAGCAGGCGGCCAACATGGCCGGCATTATTAACAATCCTTTTATGAAAGCCGCGCTGGGCTCGGCTGTGGGTCCGGAAAATCTGGAAGCCATGCTGTACGGCTCACGCGGGGACGCTACGGCGCTGGGTAATGTCGTCAATAGAGTCGGCTACTATCGCCCGAATCCGACTGGCGGTGGTCGGATGGACGCCGCCGCGCTGTCGGGCTTTTCTGCGGCGATGTTTTCAGAACTGTACGCACCGCACGGCAATGTCGCCGACATGGTGGTGGGCGCGCGCAGCGGCGCTCCCGGCGGCGGTGACCGCCTGCTGGCCGCAGCCGGCATGCAAAACAAACATATGGTGACCGACGCCGACGTGGCCGCCCGATTGCGCGGCATGGATACGGAAAAACTGGGCGACCTTTATAACAAGTATGTGCAGGGAGGTACCGCCACCACCGCCGCCGCCCAGGCGCAGGAACTGACCAAGTTTGATCGAGCCGTCGCCGCATCGGGCGTGTTGAAAGACCACGAAGCCACCATTGGCCAACTGGAGACGCGGGCTAAACAGCGCCCGGTGCACGAGATGCACGGGCTGATGGCCAGCCAAGTCGGCCAACTGGGCGAAACCATGTTTCAGCGTGGGCTGCTCCCACAAAGCCTTGGGGCTATGTCTCCGGCAGAGCGCGTCAAGGCGATGTCTGCGGCGACCCGTGACGACGAGACGATGAATCGGCTGGCGGATGAGTATCTAAAAGCCGATTTCGCCAAACGGAGCGACAAGGAAGCGGCAGACTATAAAGCACTTACCACAGACGAACAGCGAACCGAGTTCTTGCGTGCACGACGGGGCGATGCGCGAACCACGTTGGAAGACACGTTCAAAGAAATTGACAAGACGGCGACCGGCGCGACAGGGGCCAAGGCTGCAAGTGAGTTAGAGCAACTCGGCGGCTTTGACCTGCTGGCCACAAACGTCGACGCCAAACGCAGCGCGTCGGCAATTAAACAATACACCGGAGCCGTGGCTGCGGTTCGCGAGATTTTTGGAGACAACGGCAATCCTAACGCGCCTATGCCGGCGTTACTCGCTGTTCTCGATCAGTTGACACAGGGCGCTATGGGGTCGATGAAACCGGCACACGTCGAAACAACGTTGCGGCAGATGCAGACGTTAGCGAAAGAAAGCGGCGTTGGCTTAGAACAACTGGCGACGCTGTCGGCCACGATGGGCGCACGCGGCCAGCAACTCGGCCTGTCGCCCCAAACCACGATGAGCAACGTCGCCGGAACGCTGGCCATGGTCCAGACTATGCAAAACACCGGCGCATTCTCTGGAAACGTGTTTGGCACGCTGGACAAACCGGCGGCCATGCAGCGCGTCGGTGAACTCATGCAACGCGGTGACGCATCACGCAACGCGCTGAGCATGGCCGCGCTCACGCGCATCGTCGATGCTGATCCCAAACGGTTTGGCGCAAACAGCGAACTTGTCAAAGCTGTTGAAGCCTATCGAAACCCGACTGGCGACGGCACGTACACGTTTACCGACGCTAGCGGGAAACAAGTCACGCGCAATATTCGACAGGTGATCGGTGCCGGCGGCGTGGGCGCGGCAGAACAGATTTTAGCCAGTGCCGGCGGCCGGTCTGACGAACTGGGCACGATGATGTTAGACCCGCGTACGAAAGAAAAAATGCAGGCAGGGTTCGGATTTTTGACGCAAAAGTACGAAGCGGCGCGGGACATCAACGCAATGACCACGAGTAGCGCTGTCGCGAAGTCACTGCGCGGCGCCGGGTTGACGCCCAAAGCCGCGACGTCGCGCGCCGTCGGGCAGCGAGTCACAGAAATGATTCTCGACTCGGCGGGCATGAATTTAGACGACCAAGTCGATTACATGCAGAAACAAATTGAAGCCGAGATGGTTACGTTGTACGCCGAAAAAGGTCTGGGAAGCGAGGCGGACGCGAAAGCCGCGGCGAAAGCCATGAACAACCGCTCCACGTTCAATCAAATGATTGCCCAGGCCGGTGCGGTGCACGGCATGCGCACCGGAGGCGAGACGCTGTCGACGTTTGCGCAGAGCCACGGTCGAGGTCGGGACGCCGCGGGTGCGGCTGAAGCCGCCCGGTCGGCCGCGGTCGCCGAACGGCGTCGCGTGGCGGGTGCCGGTTTGGAGGGCACTCCGCTGGGGCGTATCTCGGATTATCTCGTGGACATTGCGACCAGGGGTGAAAAGTTTAATTTCAACGAGTTCTTGAAAGCCATGGCGCCGGTCATTTCGGATAAAGAAATGCTTCAGCGGTACGCCAAAGAAATGGGCGGAGGTTTTGACGCCCTGACGCAGATGACCCGCGACGCCTCGATTACCCGGGAAGATATCGACAAAGCCAGCGAAGCCGACCTGCGCAAATACGCCAAATTCGATAAAGACGTCAAAATCGTCAGTCGCGACGACATGGCGAAACGCCGGAATAAAAAACTGCAGGGCATGTCGGACGCCGACATCAAAGCCGCGTATGCGCAGCACATCGGCGGCGGTGACCACCTTTCCCGCGCACAGCAAATCGCCGAATTAGGCGCTCACGCTGGATACCAGCATGCGACCGACATCGGGTTGTTAGAAGCAAAAGAAAAGTCGTTTGATCAGTTGCGCGCAGCCGCGATGGGCGCCGTCGGCACCGCGAAAGAGGGACAAGCCGGCACGCTTGAAGACCTTGGAAAAATACATAAAGCCTACTTTCGCGGAGATGACAAGGGCGCCGTCAGTGCCGGCACCGCTGCAGCCATGCGGCTCTTCGACGTAAAGGGCAAAAAAGCCGAAGCGCTGACCGCCGCAGTCATGGACGCCTCGCCGGAAGGGCGCAAAAACCTGCTCAAAGAATTGGGGATGTCCGAGGCGGCGTTTACCGCCGGCGAAAAATCGCTCGCCAGCGGCCAACTAACGCGCGGCACGCCGGAGTACCGGAAACAATTCCAAGCCCACATGCTGGTTGCGCTCCATCACGCGCAGACTTCGCAGTTGGGCAAAGCCAGGTTCGAGCAATTTTTAGACCCGCAGTTACAACCCGGCGCCGCCGCGCAGGCACCGACGTGGGGCGCGTCGTCCGCCGCGGCGGCACAACAGGCTGCCGCGCCTTCTCTCGCGCCAAACAGCGTGCGTGGCAATTCTCCAGACACCGCTGCAGCACCGGCTGATACGAAAGAAACTGGCGGAATACTCGGGTTTCTTAGTAAACTCGCCGACCCGCAAGCGTGGGGTGGTGGCACGGCGGGTCGCGTGCAGCAGGCCCAGGCCGCCAGCGCCGCAATTCAAACCGCAGGCGCTGACACCGGCGCCAAGGGTGGCGGCAGCAATGAACCTTTGCAGATCAGCGGCCGACTGACGCTGGACGGCCTGGAGAGCGTCATGCTTGAAGCCACCAGCGACCGCGCTTTGACCACCGAAGCCGGAGGGGCGCCCGTGGTCAAAGATCGCCCACTACGCCCCGGCGTGCGAGTATAAGAAGGACACACTATGAAACAAGTCTTTACGCCATGCACAGGTGCGGTACAGGTAACACGTCCCGGCTGTTCCGAGGGCGATTTCTTGACGATTACAATCGACACGGAGACGCTCACGCAGTCGTTTATCGTAACGGGCGTCGCGCTGGAGATGGTCGGTAATTATCAATTCCTGCACACCGTGAACGATTTTGTGTATTTTTACGCATTCGGCGACCGCGTCGGCACGCTGCGCGTCAGTGGTGTTAGTTTTATTAAAAACTGCCTTGAGGTTGAGAAGCGTGGCGCCCGGTTTATCGAGCCATACAACTATTACATGGCGAACCGCGCCGCCCAGCGCGGCGGACGCGCCGTGACCATTACGCTGGCCACACCGGACAAAGAAATTACGTTCTATGGGTTTTTAGTCGGGATTCGTATGGAAGCGGCAGACAATCAAATGGGCCCGATTGGGCACTGGACCATGCGTTTTGACGTGCTGCCCCAAAAACAAAAACCGCCAGTAGACTTTGGCGCACCCGAATTTAGGTCCACGGGCGGTGTCATACCGAATTACAACCCAACCACCACCGCATGATAACTTCGCATGGGTCGCCGACATGATTAATCACGCGCGCACACTTCTGCTCAATCACCCGCGGAGCCGGATGCACCCGACGGACACGGGTTACGCACACATTCCTGCCGCATTTCATCCGGTTAAACTACCGCCCGCGTTGCTCACGGTGCGCAACATCCTGTTTGGTGCGGCGCCCGACAATTACTTTTTAAACTATCGCGCGCGCGAACTGCTCGCGTATATCCATCAAACGGAGTTGGCCGAGTTTGCCTACCGATTTGACTCGCGGGTCACCTATTGGCCGGAAACATCGACACCATTTTTTGAATCGTCCGGCAAGCGCGTTTCAATCACGCAGACGTACGGCGCACCCAAACGACTCACGATTGCCGGAGACCTGTTTGCCCAGCCGGAGATCGGGCGGGCAACCCACACCTATCTTGCCCGCTTACGGCTTGACACGGCGGAAGACGCGCTGCACATCGACGTCCAGCATTTGGGGCAACGCAGCGGCGCCGGATTTCAAACCGCCCAAATTACGGACGCCGCCGCGCCGCCGGTTCTTTCGTTGGCGCAAACCGGGTTAAATCTGCGAGTCAACGTCGCCGGAGCACAGGCGGTCTACAGCCGGATTTTGACAGAAGAAAACGGTATTTTAGTGGTCGAGTCCTATGCGCCGGAAACAGGCGGCCAGTTGCTGTTGGAGCCCGCTGGCGTCTCATTTTTTTCGTCGGCCATGGGGATGCGGATGCCCAGCACGGAAGGCCAAGAACTCCAAGCGCAGTGGCTGGTCGAAACAAAAGCCAACCCGGCGCCGATTATCACCACAGCGTTTCCGTCGCTAGAGATGCTGGGTGAGCCGATTTTTCTCGAACTCTTTGGTTCGGCCCCGGCCGAGCCGTACAGCACGTTTAAAAATCTCTGGTTCGATCATCCCCTGCCGGCGTATCGTTTGTCTGGTTTGGTGCTGGCCCTGATTTACCGCACAGAAGAACTGCGAAAGTAACCATGGCAAACAGCCTGACAGAACCGTTTGTGCGTACTGAGTTTACGCTGCGCGCCACGATCAACGGTGTCGTATTCGACGACGTCGTGGCGATTTCGGCGACATTTGGCATGAACATGATCCCGACAGCGACGCTCACGTTGGCGGCGGGGCGGGAGGTGCGAACCGGCGAACCGGCCACGATTCACAAATACATGGACAAGTTAACGCCGCGGGCAGAAGCGGAGGTGACGCTGACTATTAAATCAACGCAAGGCCACCGAGACGCGCCGATCATCAACGGCATGCGCGACGGCACCTACGTTATTTTCCGCGGTTACTATGCTGGCGTCGGTTACCAGCGCGCGCACAACAACGCGGCCTACACCATTCACCTGATTCATTGGCTAGACGACCTGAACTGCTCGTCTATGCTCAACGGCAATTGGGCGCCCGGCGCCCCGCATGATTTGGCGCAGTGCGCTTCGTGGCACGCGTTGAACCAGATGACCGGCGGCAGCGGGGTCTACACCGCCGTGGCGCCCATGATCGACGACACGGCAGAAAAAAATCCCATTGTTTCTAAAGAAAACATGGAAGACGACTTGTGGGGCAAAGTCATTAAAGAAATCTTCACGCGCGTGGCCCGGTTTCAACATCCCAACACGCAATGCGACGACGATCAAATTTTAGAAGAAGAAAAAGCCAAAGACGAAAACGGAAACAACGGTGCGGCGCTTAAAGCGTTTGAACGCATGCCGGGCGTCGCACCTATTCCCGGCACACTCGGCCTCGATCTGGAAGGCGTCGACGAAGTGCTCGCCACGGTGTCCGCGCACGACGGGCTCACGCGTCTGATCACTGAAGGCATGGGGTACAATACGTTTTGGGGCAAACTGGTCGGCGAAATCGGCCCGTCGTTTCTTTTCGCCATATCGCCGGGCGTGGAGTTTGCCAACGTCGTGCCGTTTTTTCCTGGGTTGCAGACGCCCTACACCACAATCCACGGCGAAGAATACAACTACGCAAATTTTAACTCAAACGTCGCGCATTTGCTGGAATCGGTAAACATCTTTTATTCGCCGCCGTCGAGTTCGGGGCTGTACATGGGCGGTTCCACGCCGTCGGCGATCAACTACTGTGATCCGTGGGGAAAATACCCAGAAAAAAACACAAACTTTCGCGGCAACATCCTTGTGCGCGAACCGCCGATCTGGCTGGCAAATTCGGCGTACGCGTCGCTCTGGGTAAAGGGCACAACGCTTGCGCCGCCCGCCGGCTCGACCGCAGCGCCGCAGGCAGGTGACTCCGCCAGTCAAGAAGGCCCGTTGCGTGCGCCCGACACAGAACAAAATATCAAAGGCAGCAACGTGCTCAACCGTTTTGCCGAGCACTGGTACAAATCGGCTATTTTGGGCCAACGGTACGGCGAACTGTCGGGCAAGTTCCGGCTCGATATCGCTCCGGGAAGCGTTGTAAAAATTGTGCCGCCAGACAGTGCTATTGAGCAAGAAAAAATGACCATGTACGCGTCGGTCACGCAGGTATCGTACATTATAAACAGTGAGCAACATGTCGCCGGCACGTCGTTCACGCTCGCAAACATCCGCAGCCAGACGGAGAATCAAAACACCGACGAATTCACGAAAACACACCCGCCGCTGTATAAGCCGTCTGTCGCGTGGTACGGCGGTCCGTTGGTTGTTGGGCAAACGGCGCCCGGCGTACCCACACCGCCGGCCGCTCCGACGCCCAACGAGCCAGAATTTTTAGCCCCCGAAACATTCATGATATAACGCGTGTTTTATGCCAAAAACTCAATTTTCTGCTCCGCGCGGTATGCCCTCGATCCTGGGCGATGTGCCGGCACCGTTCTCCGGGCAGACGACGCACGGCGCCTCAGCCGACTTCGACACGGTGTACCCGCAGTGGCAACAAACCGCCACGCCGGAGATGAACACAAAAATACTCGGCACCGTGCAGCCGATTATCGACACGGCATTGAACAGTTATGTCGGCGCCAACGCGAGCCCTGTCATTAAAACGCGCGCCAAGTTAATGGCTTTAAGTGCGCTGCAGTCGTATGACCCACAAAAAGGAAATGTAAAAACACACCTGTTGTCGCAAATGCACCGGCTGCGGCGACTGGCCGCCAAAGAGCAAAACATCATTTCATTACCGGAGCAGGTTGGGTTAGATTTTCAACGACTGGCCCAGATTGAGAACGAGTTGCGAGATGACCTAAGCCGCGATCCGACGGACGACGAAATCGCCGACGCCTCCGGCTTGTCCACGCGGCGCATTAAAAAAATTCGATCGTTCCACCAGCCTGTCGCCGCGGGCATGGCAGCTAATACCGATGTCGCCAGTACTCTGCCAAATTACACCAAAAGCACAGACGCGTGGCTGGATTTCGTGTACGGCGATCTGACGCCAACCGACAAACTCATCATGGATTTAACCTTGGGCCGAAATGGCCGCCGGCAGACGACGACACAGGACATTGCCCGGCGGCTCAACATTTCACCCGGAGCCGTCAGTCAGCGCGCCGCCAAAATTCAAAACATGATCGACCGGCGATACACGCATAACTTTTGAGGTGATTCATGGCGCACGGCACACGCACTGGCGTGATTGATGAAAAGTTCTCGTCGCGGATTACGTCGTTGGAGCAGCACGCCCGCGAAGCGGCGGATCATTTTCGCACCTACACGGCGTATCGAACGTGGAACGTGCCAGACACGCTGCAGGACCCGCTGGATGTCCCCTCGTTGCACAATGACGCGTGGGACCGCAACGAAATTAATCGCGTGTACTCCGACGAAGTGCTCAAGGGTCCCGGCAATCTCGGCGGGACGTGCGGCGACTTACTGGCAATGAAATGGCAAGCGGATTTTATGGCCGTGGAAGAGCGCGCGTTTCGGACGCGGCACGCCAGTTTTGCCCGCTGTGCCGCCCTAGCCCACGGCCGGCTGGATGGGCACGGACAACTTGGCCGGAGCATCTTCAGTTTTTTGAAAGACGGCGTACAGAGCGCTATCGACAACGGCGGGTGACATATGGCATTGGCAGATTATGTTGGCAGAACATACGACTATCTTGCGCTGCGAAACACCGCGGCGACGGGTGAGCGTAAAATCGCATTGGAATTATTTGACGCGACTACATCCGGACAGATCACCACCGGAATCCAAAAACTCGCCCAACGGTGGCTGCTGGAGTTTTTAACAGAACGCGGCACCATGATTGGCCGCCCTGATCGCGGTTGCGAGTTTATGCGGCTGGCGCGGCAGGGGCGATTTCGCTTGCCCATTGACGTGCGCGCCGCGTTCTCCGCAGCCGACGCAGTGATCCGGGTTAATCTAGCGCTAGAAGAGACAGACGCGACGCCCAACGACGAGCGGTTCGCGTCAGCAGAGTTGTTGAACGTCGGCCTCTTGCCAAGCAGTGCGGTCACCCAACAGTCCGGAACGAGTGCCGTCTTTTTAACGCTGGGTGTTAGAATTGTCAGTTTAGCTGGCGACACCCGTAACGTCGTTGTTCCGATCGAAATTTTGCCGCGAGACTAGCCATGCCGCTTGAAATCGACAATTTGCGCGAGTTAGACCCGGAAAGCATCGCCACGACGCTGACGACTATGGCGCAACTGATGCAAGAAGCGCATCCGGACGTAGAACTCACCCGCGGCGTGTTTCACGATCTGGTGCTGTATTTTAACAGCGTTTTAAATACGGCGGTCCGAGAAAACATCGAGCGGGTGCGGCAGAGCAACAGTCTGCTGAAGATCACGCAAAACCCGGCGCTAGCCGAATCCGAGTTAGTCGATCAGGTTCTGTCCAATTTCAATATCAGCCGCGGGGCTGGCACGCCGGCTACCGGTTCGGTCACGTTTGTGTTTCTGCTGGACGTCGTCACCACAATTTCGTCGGCACATGTTTATTCGGCCGGTGACGCGGAATTTCGTCCGGCTCAGACGTTTACCGTGTTTCCGCCAGGGCAGGAAGCCAAAGTACAAGACGCGACAAGCGAAAAAGTCATGATTCCGGTCGGCGACGGGACGTACACAGTCAGTGTGCCATTCGTGGCGACAACGGCCGGTATTGTTGGCAATATCCGCCGGGGCACAAAATTGCGCGCCAACATCGTGCCCAGCAACGTGTCCGATATTTTTGCCACAGGAGACTTTACGGGCGGCCGGAACCCGCGTACCAACGAGGAGTACCTCCAAACACTGGCAACCGGGCTGGCGGCGAAGACGATCGGCGGCCGCAAAAGTTATGAAGCCTTTATCCGTAATCAACCCGCATTCGTCAACGTGCTGCACTGTTCTGTGCTGGGTTGCGGCGACGCAGAACAACAGCGCGACCAACACAGCCTCTTTCCGGTTTCAGGGGGCGGGAAAGTCGATTTGTACCTGCAAACGACCGCCGCCGCGCAGGAACTGGATCACACGTTAGAGGCGACCTACATCGGCGTCGGCACCGGCGGAACCATCTGGCAGGTCGTACTGGACCGCGACGTTGCGCCGGGTTTCTATGACATCACACGGATTGCCGGCCCAGCAGATCGGACAACGAACGGGTATGCCGTGCTCAGCGATGAGCGCGGCGTCGATCTGTCACAGATTTCGTACGTACCAGACATTCTTTACACGATCGAGGGCGCATACACGCGCTACCAAACCGCGGTGGTGCGGTTTGAAGACAGTGACAAGTTGTCGACGAATTTGGTGCCGCAACAGAGCAAGGCGAGGTACACCGTCACAACACGGGGGATGCCATTGATCGCCGACATTCACGACACGCTGACGTCGCGCAACAATCGACCCCGCGCAACAGACCTTCTCGTTAAAGCGGCCGTGCCGTGTTTTACAAAAGTTTCATTGGAGGTGCGGACCGAGAACAACGAGACCCTGACCGCCGAAACAATTGCCGCTATTCAAAAAGCAGTAGCGAACGCCGTGAGCGCAATCGGGTTCTCTGGGCAATTGCATGCATCAGTCATTGCCAGTGCCGCACACAAATTTTTAACGGGACGGCAGGCGCTTGGCCAGATTGACATGTTCGGCAGAATTCGCCGGCCTGACGGCACGGTGCACTATCTCCGCGACGCCACGACGCTCACCATTCCTGACGACCCGAGCCGGCTGACAACCGGCCGCACCACGGTCTTTATTGTGAGCCCTGACGACGTTTCGGTTTCATACACCTCCGCAGGTTTCACCGGCTGATTATGGCAAAAACTGAATACGTCTATCCCGGATCAGACCTTGACCGCAGCAGGATTTTGCTGTCGTTGCTGGGCACGTTCTGGTCGCGCACGTACACCGCGGCTGACCAACTGACGTCGTATGCCGGCGCGACGGCCTACACGTTAGCCCAAACGCACCGCACGTTGCTGGAGACAGTGGCGGCGCTAAGTCGCTACGACGTACCGCTGTTCCACAAAGAACTCCTGGTGCCGATTGTATTGCGGCGCAGCGAATTAAACACGGCGCTCACGAACGTGGTGCTGTTTAATGAAAACACCGGGCAGTTTGATGGGCAACTGGTTTTTGACGGCGTAGCGCAGTCGCAACTGTATTCATTTCCATTGCCGGCAAAATTACGCGGACTCAGTCATATTTTTAACAAAATCACATTTCCCACGGTCGCGCTCGCGGGCGCGGTTGATTTCTTGATCGACGTCCGGCGCAACGCCCTGGTGTTTACACAAAACCCGTTCGACAATCCTGGCTTTTTGAAGCGGGCGGGCGGAACGGCCAGCGCGGCGGACGAAGAACTTTTGCTGTGGGGGTTTTACGGAGAATTTGACTACGAATATGTTTTTGACCAATTCGCGTATGCGGTCGGGCTCCGGTTGCGGACAAGCGAAAACTACAAGACACTCGTCAATACCATTTTTAGCGGTCTCCTTGACGGCGGTATGTCCGCCCAAAACTTAGACATTGCCTTTTCTGCAATCTGCGGAATTCCGCTCGTCATTGAGCCGCAAGAAACAGTCGAAGTCGTCGAATATGGGAATGACGGCCTCCTAATCGCGACCGACAAAAACGTGTACAAGTTCGCCGACACGGCGACGCCCGCCGTACGGGTTGGCGACACGGTCGGCGGCGGGGCGCAACTAGTGCGCGGGTTTGAGATCAATGAATTTTTTGTCGGCAACACATACGCCGCCGACGCCGCCGTGGTCCGCCCCGACATCACCAGATTTTTGGTGACCAACACGTACGATACGGTGGCGGCAGAAAATCAAGACGACATCGTGCTGGACGACACCCAGCGCTGCCCGCCACCGCCGCAACCACTTGCGGCATTGGCGCTCGACGCCGGATTTCTTGCCACTTGTTTTTACGGCGATCTGGTTTTTGAAAACCGAGAACTACCGCTCCACGTCGATACGGCGCACGGCTCTGGATATACGTTTGTCAGTTTTCCTCTTGGCGGATTTCCAAACGACGCGGCGCGGTTTTTTGACGAACTTCACAATCGGGGCGTAGCCGCCGCGAGCGTGGCAGCCGTCCCGTGTTTTGCTGATCCCCTGGCCTATCCAACGCTTGCCGCCCTGCCAACTCCGGGATTGGCGGGTCGCGTGTACGTGACTGTGGATGATCAAAAATATTACGAATGGCTTGTACGGCCGGACGGCAGCGGGGCGTATACAGAGATTACACGGTTGCCTGTTGTAAAAAAACTGGGCACGCTGGCGCATCTCCTTGACCGACGACAAAACCCGAGCGGCGAGCCAACAGCACACCACCTGCCCGCCACAATTAATCCCATGCGGTTTTTGATTGAAAACGTGCTGCGCAACAATGTTTTTGTTGTCAAAATAGACGCGGCCGCGCTGGGACAAAATCGGTTGGGATTGTACAATATACGGCACTTGCGCCAGATTTTGCCGCCACAAACGGCCATGATTGTGGTGTTCGAACTCCACCTTGCCGACGACAAAATAAAGTCTGCACAAGTCATTACCGAAACATTCCAGCAATTTACGGGGTTAGAGCCGCAGAGCGATACTGTTACCCCGGCCTATGTCACCGATGAGGGCGCCGTCCTGACAAAATTGTCCGGCACGTGTCAATGAGGAACCCATGACAAACGACAATGTTTACGGCAGCAGCGGCGTCCACGGCCAGATCACGCTATGGCGAATTGACGGACTGTCCGGCGCCCAGACGCTGCTTGGGTCTCAGCCCAATCAGATTCAGTATTCATGGGGATATATCGCCGCCCGCCAGATCGGCTACCGCCCCAGTCCTGACCGGCCGAATTACGCCATTTCCGCGTTGTACATCGAGTTTGAAAATCAGACCGACCCAGAAGTGCCGATCGCGGTCGGGTCGTTTGGGCGCGATATTGGAATCAGTTATTACAACAATTTAGCCACATCCGGCGCCCGCGACTTTTTACGCATTCCGTTGATTCTGGAACCGACCGGCGGCGTATCGACCGGATTCGAAGCCAATTTGCCCACGGAGCAGCAACTCAACAAACTGACGTTTTTCGCACAAACAGCGGGCACGACAGGAGTTCACGGCAAGCCGTTCAGCCACAATGGCGCCGGCGGGTCAAGCAAGGTGTTTGCCGCCGCGCTCGTTGCTGCTCCAACTTTTAGCGACCGCACAAAAGACGTCATTTTTGCGCGGACGATGTTTCAGCCCGCGAATCAGGTTACTAAAGAAGCGTCATCGCAAATTGGGCTGACGTGGTCGATTGCGTTCGAGTAGTCATTAACGCCGGAGGACAAGGATGTCCGGAAACTGGCCGTACAACATCAAACACGTCGCCACAGGCGAACCTGTGCAGGCTGGCGTCGTCGGCCGCCCCGACCGCACGCTTGAAGAGCGTACCGAGTACTTAAAAGATCGGCTGGACGCGGCCGAACTGGGCCGCGCGCTTTTCGAAGTTGACGCCACCGTGTCTCCGGACGTGCAACCGGGGCAGCCGGTGTACTGGAACTGGGCCGCCAGCCGCTACGAACCAGCGATGGTCGCCGTCACGCTAGACGACACCACGCAGATTTTTAGCGTCCAGCCGTCCTCGGACTGCGTCGGCATGTGCTACAAGAAAAAGGCCGCCGACCGTGCCGACATTGTGCTGCGGGGTCTGGTCACTTTTCCGGAGTTAACACAATCAATCGGGGAAACGGTGACGCCGGGTAAATATTACTTGTCAGCCGTGGAGCCTGGAAAACTCTCCAAGCAAAAGCCACCGGTTACCGTCGTGGTCTGTCACGTGCAGGGCTCTCGCGACAACTGTTCTGACCAGTTGCGCGTCCTCGTCATGCCGCAAGCCCGCGACTATGTCGAAGAGCACACACATTATCGTTTCGACCTCGTCGCGCAGCCCGCCGGCACGAACACGCTCACCACCGACCCGCAACCGCGCCGCATCGTCACCAATCCCAACGCGGAACTGCAGGGTTGGCTGCCGGCCAGCCACGCCGTGTTTAACGGGAAAGCACCGGCTGGCGCGGTGTTCGGATACAACATTCAAAAACACGCGGCACTGGCCAATGTCTGGCCGCCGATCCCGATTCAGTCCGTATCCGTGCTGTGGGACAAAGGCGCAAACCTCCTCGGCGCCACAGAGGTGCCACTCGGGCGCTCGGGATTGGTGGTCTGCGACGTCAACGGCATTTGGTGGATGAGCGACTGCGCCAACGACGTCCCGTGGCCGGCGACTTACTCGCCAACGTGGGTCGACCCGACTAGTCCCGGATCGGAGTGCCCGCGCGGAGAAGCCATGCGGCTGTCTGTCGTGTTCCTGCGGATGCTGTTGGGAAACAACCGCAGTGTCGTAACGAGTCTGGCGCCGGACGAAGACATCGTCAATGGCGAAACAATCACGGCTCCCGTTGCCGTCACAAACTGCGACGATTTGCCGGCGACCACCGGCGATTTGAAACTTAATCTCGATTTACAGACAGCAAAACAAGAAGGCATTGGCGGGCAGGTGGTGAAAAGCGTCGCCAATCGCCACCAATTGGTCGTCGGTTGGGCGGCCGAAGGAGTGGTCACCACGACGCCGACGTATCTAGCCATCCGCGGCAGTCGAAACACGCCGCGAGCAGTCACAATCGCCCACGGCGTAGAAACTGTGTTTACCGCCACAGGGCACGGGTTCGGCCCAGGTGCCAAGGTCCGCCTCGTCCCGGACGCCGCGAGCGTTCTCCCCGCCGGGCTCACAGCCAATGCGGAGTATTTTATCGCCGCCAAAGACCTGACGGCGAATACGTTTAAAATCGCCACAACACTGGCGGGGACGCCAGTCGCGACGACAGCCGCAGGCACGGGCACCTACAAACTGGTGTCCGGTCGGCTGCTGACGTCGGCCGAAAAAACCGCCCTCGGCATCACCACAGAAAACCCCGTGCCCATTCATCAGGGGTTACTCCGGGTGGACTACACCGACGATCTGGTGGAGCGGGAACTCGCGCCGCAAATCATCCGGCTGAGCGACACGGTCGAACGGCTGTATATGGACATCCCGTACCTGGGATTTCCGGCCGGGCAGAATTCGTTGTTGCGCGTCCGGCTAAACGTGCCGGAGGCCAACGTCGATCAGAATCTCAAAATGAAAATCCGCGTGCGTTTGTTCGGTCGCTTCGGTACGCCACTGACCAACTCGCAACTGCCCGAGTTGTACATGTCGTATCGCCGCCTGCCGCGGCCTTTCTCGGGAGCCCTGCAACTCCCGACCGTTGATACCAGTTTAGATTTTTCGTCATCCGCCAAACAGTTGCCAATCGACACGGTTGCCGAGTGTGACAGCGCAGAGTTTGCCGTACAAGCCGGCGATACAGTGCTTGTCACCATCGAGCGGCAACTCACGCCGGGCGACGCATACGATAACGACGTGGGTGTGTTGCGGATTGCGGGTATCGTACAAAGCGCTACGGAATAAACAGGTGAGCCGCCATGCCAATCGGACACTGGAACCTGCAGTGGCTCAACCACAACTCCCAGCGTTCGTACCCGCTGACGAACTGGGCCACAAAACTTGACGAAAGCGGCACCTGCAGGCTGCCCGACAGTTTTATTGTTTCGATGTATCTGCCAATCAGTGCCGCCGCCAACGTGACGGCAGACCGGTTTTTCATCCGAAATATCCTGATTAGCCCGACCGGTTTTAGCGTGGTCGTCGGGTATCTCAACAGCGACGACAGTGTAACCGACGTAGCCGGCGCAAATATCGCTCGGGCGGCTTTTACCGCCAATCAGTCTTACGCCTTGGGCGGCATCGGCGACTATGACGACACTATCGGCCATCTTGTGCTCGGCAGTTTGGCCGAAATCGACGCGGTGGCGCCCGGGTTTTACACGTTTGAGTACGCGGCAACGGCGCTGGAGCCCGACGTTATTCGGCCGGCAATTCGTGGCGTCTCGCGCTTGCGTGTAACCAACAACCTGCAATCGAGCCCATACATCTATGGCGACGTCACACTCGTCGCCGGCACGAATGTGCGGCTGAGCGTAGCGTATACGGCGGACGACACCAAAATTATTTTTGACGCCATTTCTGGCGCAAATCTGAACGCGGACTGCGTGTGCCCGACGCCGGCGGACGGCGAGTGTATCCGGTGCATCAACGGCGTGTGCAGCGACAACGGCACGTTTACGCTCGTGGCCAACGAGTGCCTCGAAGTAACGCCCGGCGTAAATAGCCTGTCGTTTAGCGATACCTGCGCACAGCCCTGCTGCGGCTGCGCCGAACTCGACGAACTCGCCACGCAAATCGACCGTTTCGGTGACGGCGTGACCACGTTGCAAAATTTTGTCAGCCGCCTGAACGCTGAAGTCACGCAAATGTCCCTGGTGGTGTTGGGCAGCCGACTGAACGACCTTGGCTGCGAGAGTTGAGGTGCGCCATGCCGGGGCAATCCACAGACCCACACGCCGGGCGCGGAATCGGCGTCGTGCAGCCGCAGAGCGGTCTGGATTATCCGTTTGTAGCCCCGGGCGGGAGCGCCCCTACCGAAGCAGTCGGCGACGTTGAAAACCTCTTTGCTGATTTTTACTTGTCGTATGACGATCCGGGTTATTACCAAAACGTGCCGCGGGTCGCGCATCCGTTGCGCGTGTATTGGCTGTATGGTTTCGGGACCGGACCGGCGTTTGCGTACGGCGCCGCGCCGCTGCCCGGTGTCGCCATTCCGGCGCCCACCCATGCGGCCGATTTAGTTGTCATTGACGCCGCCAATCGGGTTGTTTTTGACAGCACGGCTGCAGACGACTTTGTCGCTACAGAGTGGGGCGAGCATTACACCGTGTACGAATGGGCGAAAACGACCAAACCCAATGCGGCGGTGTGTCGCGCGGTGACATACAAAGACGTGCACACCAACAACGATCCTGTTCCGATGCGGCCGGTCTCGTTTTGTCCGCGCGCCGCCATCCTCGACGAGCGCGCGATTGAAAAAATTCCAAAGCGCGTGCTGGCGATGCGCGTTCAAAACGGCAACTGTGTGACACCGTGGTTTCAAAATAAAGTTACATTTGTCAACGGCTTTAACACCGAACTGCAAATCGGCGCGGTCAACGACCTCGCCACCCGGTTTGATATCAATCCCGGATTCGGGCTGACGCCGGCGGAAGCCGGTCGCCGCGTTACCGAAATTGCGTTGTCAGCCGCCGCCGGTTCCGGTCGCGGGCAGTTCGGTCTATGTGCGGCGCCCACGCCAGACTGCGCCGAGAATCGTCCAACCAATGTCTGCCCGCCCGGAGACGACATTCTAGTCGCGATCTGTGACGACGCAGCGGGCGAAGAGATTAAAAGCATCAACGGCGTACGTCCGGACAAAAACGGCAATATTTTTATGAACGCCGACGGCTGCCTGTATACCCGCCGGCCGGCGCTGTATGTCAACGGACAACCGACGCAGACCGCCAATCAAATCGCTTTCGGCGCTGATTGCGGCCCGTGCTGCGCCTGCGTTGATTATGTCGACATAGCGAAATATCTAAACGTCGTCGCAGAGCGGTATCGCGCGATCGGCGACCGGGTTGCCGCTGTCAAAGCCGTGCACGAGCAGAATATCGCGCGCTGGAACGCTCAACGGGAATGTCGGTACCAGCGCCCATTGCGGCTGTTTATCGCACAGCAGCCATGCCCCTGCGTCGACGTTGTGCTCATGTACTGCAATCACTGCGAAACCTGCGCTGAAAACGTCATTTTGACGACAGAATTTACCACCACACCCAGCGGCGGCAGCGGTCGCGTGTTTTTGGATTATTCTCAGATCGTCAGCGACAACCAGAGCGAAGAATTAAATATTACCGGGGGCTGGCCGATTTTTTCGGTCGCGCTCGGGCGTGTACAGGCTGGTCAGTCGGCATATGCCCGCATTCGCCTGTGTTTTTGCCCGCAGCAACCTTTTACAATCACAGGAACACTGCGCGGCACAAAAACAGGCGGACCGATTTTAGCCGGCTGTGACGCCACCGCCGCCCCCGCCTCCGCCAGCGCCACCCAAATCCTCGACTGCTGAGTGCCGCATGCCTGTTCGTAATCAAAATTGGTACAATCTGCAGGCCACGCGGCGCTACCCAATCGACGAACGTGCAACCGGTGAAGACAATACCGGCAGCACGCTCCGCGACGACATTCTTGTCGACTGCCATCTGCGTTTTCCGCAAACGCTGGGCGTCTATGCCTACGTGCAAGGCGTCACGGTCTCCGAGACGCTGGTTACGCTGGTGTTCGGCGTTGCAAGCACACTAGACGCGACAGGTCCGACGACCATTGCCGCCGTGACACTGCTTAAGCCCGTTGATCCAGGTGTAAACTACGCTGTCCGCGCCTTGCAGCCGGGTGTCAGTGGGTGGGTGGTTTTCGGCCCGGGCGTTGATACCACCTTTTCCGGCAAATACAGCACACCGCGGCAATCATTTATCGGACAGCGAAATGCCCGCGCGTACGACCCGCTGCCGATTCCAACAATCGGCAAACTGGGACTCGCCGACGCGCTGACCGGCGTTATCAACATCGTCGCCGATACGCCGTTGACCGCGACGTATTATGAAAGTTATGCGTTGCCCAAATACGATCCAGAAACCGACACGACAAACACCGCGCCAGTGAAAGCCATCGTGCTGGCCTGCGCGGCGCCGACGGCCGATTTTAATGCCTATTCGTATTTTCTCGGGCCGTGCGGCCAGCGCCCGGAAAGCGGCACCTGCAATAAGACACCGATCGAGACGATTAACGGCGTCGCCCCCGACTGTTTGACGGGCAACATCAACATCGTCGTTCCGGGCGGCCTGACGGTCCGACCATTTGTCGACTGCGGCGGCGTGGACATTACAACGCCCCGCGGACTCGCGGACGCCTGCGCCCAGACGCCTCCCGGAGAAAAGCGACGGCAGGACATCTGCTGCCCAAACACTGACGGCGAAAGCGAATTCTGCTGGCCGATAACGCCGCCGACTCCGGCGCCACAACCGATGCGGGCATATCCGACACTGCCTGTCCGCGTCACGTTCCCGCCTGATGCGTCGCGCCGGTTTGAAATACGGTCCGGCGTCTTCAGCGCCGGCCAGTATGCGGACCAGCCAGCGTATTGCGCGCAAAGCCGGACAGGAATGAATCTTGCGCTGTTCGAGCCCTGCCCGAGCGATTGGACGATCGGGCATACGGTGGGCGCCGCGTTTGGTTTTGAAGCGGGCGGTTTCCGCCAAAACGCTGGCATCGTATTAAATCACGTCACCGCGCGCGAAGACGGAAAACAAAAAACGAAATACGTGCTGGTGCTCTACGACGCCGACGCCGCCGCGGTGATGGTCTACCGCCACACAGGCGACCTGCTCGTCAAAGAAAACCAGATTGCCGTCGCGGCGCCCGCAGCCCGCTACCACCGCCTCACCGCCCGCGCGGAGCCGAACACCGACGGCACGACGACACTTGTTGCTACGCTCTACGCCGGCGACACGGACACGGCCGTGGTGTGCGTCCAAACTGCCATCAGCGTATTTGATCTCGCTGACGGCCGTGCCGGAATCGCCACCAACGCGTCGCCGACCAACTTTATCGAGTTTACAATCCAATGAGCGGCACCCGTATTCTCTTTCCTGACTTTCGCGACGAGCAGGGCGACTCGCGCTATCCGTTCGTCGACACCGCAACGCTCGTGGCGACCGACGGCGTCACGCGCATCCTGCGTGACACGTTTATCGACGCCTCGTTTTTTGTTATCAATGGCGGGGCGCAAATTTACATTTCGTCGGTGACGGTGGCGACGCGGTTGGTGACCCTGAATTTCAGTGATGAAACCGGCACGGTCGTCGCGACCACGTCGTTTGTTCCGAATCCGGTGCAGGCCCCGCAGACGGGCGCACTGGACGTGCAAGACATGTTGGGGCGGCCAGCCGGCGTCCTTGTCAGCACGGCTGATCGGCTCACCACGTTTGCCGGGTGGTCTGTCGGAACCTACGCGTTTCCGCCCGCCGCTACGACGTTTGTAGCGACCGCGATTATTCCCGCCAACGAACCGGGCGTGCGGGCGTTGCAGTTTGACGGGCAGTTAATCACAGACGACGTGTGGCTCATCGGCGATGGCGGCGTGGTCTTGCGGCACGAAGGTGTGGTCCAGGGCGCGAACGTCATTCGCGTTGACGTGGTCGGCGTGCCCCTGTTCCAGCGATTTGTTTGCACTCCGTTCGACCGTTTTCAACCCAAAAACTTCGTGCGCACGATCAACGGCTGCCCACCTGATGCGTACGGCAATTTTACAATCACGGCAACCGGGCACGAGGTCGATGACACTGTTTTGCGGATCACTCAGCGTGACGGCATAATCTTTTTTGACGCTGTTGGAAGAAAAGTAGTGTAACTATGCCGCGCCCCGGATTTTACAACGACAACGAGTACCGCGCGTACCCATTCGTGTTTACGCCGGCCCAGGCCACCAGCGCCGTGCCGTACTCGGCGATCGTAGACGCGGGCGTCATCATGGGCCTCGACAGCGAATTTGACGCCAAAACGCATACTGTGTGGTTGCACGCCGTCCGCCGTGTCTCCGGCACGACCGGCGACGCCTTTGAATTTGAATTGCGGACCGACGCGCCCGGCGCCTCCGCGCCGCTTGTGTTTCGTCGCCCGGTTGGCGCAGACGAGTGGCTCGTCGAACACGTTGAAGCCCCGCCGTATGTCAAAGACGGCAACAGTTGCGCGACAGAACCGGCGTGGAGCGGGTTTGTAGTAACCGGGCCGATGGATGACCTCCGCGCCGCCCTGCCCGGCGTCGGCACACTCGCGTGTTCGGCGACGGTCTTCGTGCTCGAACCGGCGCGCGTGCAAAGTTTGACCCGCGGCTATCTTCGGGCGATCACAGTCGGCAACCTTTCCCGGGCGGAAAGCCGTTCCAGTTGCACACCGGACGCCGACCCTCCGCGGCGCGTCATCGTCAATAAGCGTTGCCTCAGCGGCGACATCCGGTTCAAAGAGGGCTACAACGCCATCATTCGCCAGCGCCCGGCTGCCAACGAACTCAGTTTTACGGCAGGCCGGAATAGCGGCGAGCAAGCTGACGCGGCCCTGTGCGCTAATGGCAGCGAGGTTCCGCTCTATCCCGACGAGCCGAAACCCGTATTGTTCGGCGCGACGGAAACCACGCCGGAAGTGCGCAGCAAATTCTTTAGCGGCGGACCGGCGTGTGACGAACTTGTCGCCACCATCAACGGCGTGAGCGGCCCGAACGTGATTTTTGTCGGCGGCACGGGTGTAAATATCACTACCGACCCACTCACGCACAGCGTCATCGTGGAACTAGCCACAAACGCCATTGCCGGCAATTGCGGGTAGAAAGCCATCATGACCGACTTCTTTTTTGACAAAACAAAGTGCGACGTCGAAAGCGTGCCGAAGGTTTCCTTCGACTTTATTGAAACGTGCGACATTGTCGCCACGCCGCCGCCAATTTTTGACTGCCTGCCGCCGCTGATTCAGCGAGAACCCACTATTCCGTGCCCGGAATTTTTTGTGGACGCGTCGCTGGACGTAGGATATGCCCGCGCAGCGTGCCCGATTGGCGACGAGTCACGAATCGCGTTTACCATCGCCCAGCGGCAAACGAACGGCTGCCCAACAGACGAGCCGTGCGCGTTTGACGTGCGGCTCGACATCAGCGTGCCGATTCCGGTGCCGCCGTGCCCCAAACTGGGCGTGACCAATTTTGTTGTCAAATCCGGGTTTGAAGAATGCATTGTCGATAAAAGCCGGTTCGAGATTCGTTCGTCCTATCGGCCGCCCATCGCGTGCGACGATCCCGGCGAGTGCACGTTTGATTTTGACCTAGAGATTTACGTGCCCATTCCTCGGCTGCCCTGCCCCAAAATTGCCGTCACCACGTTCAAAGTCGTCAGCGACTACGCGGATTGCGACCTCGGGCAAAATCGCTTTGAGGTGCGCACCAAGCACCGCCCGCCGGAAGACTGTGACGACCCCGGCGAATGCAATTTTGAAATTGATCTTGAAATCTACGTCCCAATTCCCCGGCCGCCGTGCCCGGAAATTGTCGTTAATTCATTTAAAGTAAAATCCGGCTTTGGCGACGCCTGCGAGTTAGGAGACAACCGATTCGTTATCACGCGGTCGTACGCCGACGTCCCGTGCGGTAGTAAAGAACCGCCCACCTGCGACTTTCTGGTAGACCTTGAAATCAATGTGCCGATTCCTCGGCCGCCGTGCCCCGAAATTACCGTATCGACATTCACGGTGAAATCGAATTTTGGCGGAGACTGCAAGGGTCAAAACAAATTTGAAATTATCCGCAAGGTCACGCCCGGCGACTGCGAAACATCTGACACCTGCGAGTTTGACGTCGCGCTCGAAATTTATGTACCCATTCCGCGCACACCCTGCCCGGAAATCGACGTCGGCAATTTTGTTGTCAAATCCGGGTACGCCGGTCGCTGCTCCGGAACCAACACGTTCACAATCACACCGAATCACCGGGAACCGACCGACTGTGACGATCCAGGTGAGTGCTCGTTCGACGTCAATCTTGAAATCTTCGTGCCCATTCCCGCGCCGACATGCCCGAAGATCACGGTTAAAAACTTCAAAGTACTCAGCGGCTACGAAACGTGCGTGGCCGGCAGTAGCACATTTACGGTGACGCCGCGCATTACTCCGGGAGATTGCGAAACCGCCGACGCGTGCGAATTCGATTTTGAGTTATTTATTGTCGTGCCTATTCCGACGCCAACCTGTCCGCAGATCAATATCCAGCGGTTCAGCGTCAAAAGTGGCTACGCCGGGTGCACGCAGGGTGTCAATCAATTTGCCATCGTTCCGACGATCATTCCTGCCGACTGCGAAAGCGGCCCTACCTGTATTTTTGACGTAGTTTTGGACATTTTCGTGCCGATCCCGCGGCCGCCATGCCCCGCTGCCAACATCGTCTATTTCAATACCCGCGCGGCATACACGTCCTGCGCTAAAAGCAAAAGCGCGTTTATTGTTAGTCCGCGCATCACGCCCGGCGACTGCAACACACCCGACGCATGCACGTTAGATTTCTGGCTGGACATCGTCGTCCCCATTCCCGAGCCGCCGTGTCCGAAGATTGTCGCCACCAGCACAATCAATATCTACGGAAAAGGCCCGAGTTATTTCAAAGTCGTCACCACGCCCAGCAAGGTCACCTGCGACAACAGCATAACGCCCTGCCAGTTTGACTTTGACCTGCGCTTAAACATTCCCGAACCGCCGTGCACCGAAATTCATCCCACAGCCAAACTGGTCACACTCGACAACGCGTCAGACCCGTATATTAAGTTTACCGCCGATTCGCAGTTTGATCCCGGGAACAGTTGCGACGTTTTTCTCGATCTTGAAATCGGGCTGCCGTGCATTCCAGAAATTTTACGCGGCACACAGAACATTATTTTTACGCGCTACCGCACGTTGGCAGAACTGCGGGCGTTGACTGGCAGCGCGCTTAACTTCAGCGCGCTGCCAGCGAGCGGACCGCCGGTCATGCAGGTCTACGACCCGGGTGACGACGTGTTCTTGCCGGACGGCGGCTCATCGAAAGGCATCTCTGTCAGAAAAGCCGATGACTGCAACACATATCTTGATTTCAACTGCGTTGTGCCTGTCTACGAGCCCTGCGATCTGCGATTTGTCACCGGCATCAACGAACTCCGCATTTATTACAGCGACGATCCTGTCTTGCGCAATCTCGCCGACGGCGGCGGTCAATCGTCCCTTGAAATAAACATTTACAAAGATTCGACCGACGAGTGTACGTATAAAATTGACTCGTATTTAACGCTAACGCTGTACTCGCCAGACCCGGAGAAGTGCGCAGAGTTTATTCCTGAGACAATCAAGATTGAGTATCTCGATGACGACAACGGCCAGGAAGGTGGTTACCTCAGTATCGACGCCAACGAGCGCAATCCGAGCGACGATAAATGTACGTATCGCGTGTCCGGGTACCTGTATTTAAAGAAAAATTCTGGCGCGACAGGCCCCACCGGACCCAGCGGTCCAACAGGCCCCAGCGGTCCAACAGGCCCCAGCGGACCGACAGGTGCGACAGGCCCCACCGGACCCAGCGGTCCAACAGGCCCCAGCGGACCGACAGGTGCGACAGGCCCCACCGGACCCAGCGGTCCAACAGGCCCCAGCGGACCGACAGGTGCGACAGGCCCCACCGGACCGACAGGTGCGACAGGCGTAACCGGACCGACTGGCGCAACTGGAATAACTGGCCCAACAGGCGTTACTGGCCCGACTGGCCCGACTGGCCCGACTGGCCCGACTGGCCCGACTGGCCCAACCGGCATGACGGGCGTGTCAGGGTTGCGCGGCGCTACCGGAATCGCTGGGGTCGCCGGGCAAACAGGCGCCACTGGTTTGCAAGGCCCGTCAGGTCTGCAAGGCCCAGCAGGTCTTCCTGGATTTCAAGGCCCGGCGGGTCCGGCTGGGCCGGCTGGGCCAGCAGGCGCCACTGGTTTGCAAGGCCCGGCTGGGCCGGCTGGGCCAGCAGGCACCACTGGTTTGCAAGGCCCGGCTGGCCCGGCTGGCCCAGCGGGCGCACAAGGTCCCCAAGGCCCGATAGGTATGACAGGTGTAACCGGAATGACTGGCCCGGCAGGCACAACAATCACTCAAGTTACAGGATCAGTCGCGGGCGGCCTTGGCACCGTGTCAGGCTCTGTCGTCAACGGGGTCCTCACGGTTAACATCACCCTCACCACGTCGAGTTGCCCCTAATTCGGGATGATGTATGCGGCGACAGCCTAGATCAATTACCGGGCGGTTTTCCATGGGCGCCGACACGCTGGCCCGACATGTCTTCGCCCCGGACTTTTTTACGCACGTACCAGAACTGGTTGGGCTCCAAACTGATTTCGAACATTGCCGCGAACACTATAAAACAGAAACTAAAAAAAAAGGTTGTTCATGCCGAGTTTCTTCAGAATGGATGCGACCCTGTATCACGAAATTGCTCGACATGCTCGCCGGCGCAACGCGAACCGACCACACGCTGATTCGCAAATTTATTCGCGCGGTCGCCAAAAAAGGTGCGGATGAGGCCGTCGACCATCTGGCGGTAACAATCGTCTATAATCAGCCGTACGATATTTTTGTCGATACTACCTTGAACGAAACAGGTTAATTCCATGGCTGACTTTAGCCCCACCCATTCTCGGCTGCTGCACGGCAACCGTCCGTTTGTCGTCGCGAACGGAAAAGACACCGCCGCCATCAAAGTACGTTTGCGGGACACGACCAACGCCCCGCTCACCGGCCGGCGTGTTGAATTTGTCGTCGATGACCGGCCCGACGTAATTCTCGCGCAGCCTGACCTCACGGATGCAACAGGCGCCGCTATCGGATATTTAAAAGCTACCGCGCCGGGGTCATTGCTCGTGCGCGCCCGGCTGCTTTACCCCGCAGGCGCAGAGTGGTTTGCCGAGCCGCTGTCGATCACCTTTTTCTCCCGCGACATCATTGTGGCGCCAAAATTACAGGCCACACCAAGAAACATTCATATCGAGTGGGCCGTCAGCCGGCAGTACTACAACGACATCGACGGTATTCGCGTCAGAATTGAGGCGACCGCGGCAAACCAGATGCCGACTAAAGTTTTTGCCTACCAGATGCTGCCGTTAAAACCGGGCAGCATGGAGCAAGTCGCGGCGTTTGATCACGTGTGCTCGTCGGTAGACCTGGAAGAGTATCCCGAAGACGCGCCAATCGAAAACTCCCGGCCGGCGTGGTTCCGGATGAACTACGTTGACGTTTTACTGCGCTCACGCGAGGAGACGCGGGAATTTATTAACAGCGTGCTGGAAGACGTACAGATTCTGAAGAACACGCTGGACATCACGGCAGAGTTGCTCCCTGGTGGCGATGTCTGGATCGGTACGCCCCCGACAGGCCCGACAGGCCCCACCGGACCGACAGGTCCCACCGGCCCAACAGGCCCGACAGGCCCCGCATAATTAACAGCACGGAGGCACAAATGCTGCAGCAAGTAGTTTTGGAAGACAGTACGATTCTGTCATTGCTCGGTAATCCCGACGCGCAGGCGATCCCCTGTTTTGCCAACAAAAAGAATCTCTTCGCCGGCGGCGCGGGAGGCTGCGGGTCTTGCGCGCGCAAGCGCGTCGCCAAACAGCGCGAAGAGTTGGCCAAGATCAAAGCCTGCCTTGTCGCACTCAGCGGTGAAAAGCAGACAGAAATTAAGCAACTGCTCAATACGCAGCAGATCAAGATCGTCTACACCAACAGCAGCGGGCAGACACTCTCGGCGACTTTTTAGCCGCCTAAATTCTCGACAAAAACGCGGCATATAAGGTGTACCCCAACATGGTGTTGGCGGTGCGTCCTTTAACCCTACGAGGTTTGCCATGTCGACTGTCGAGAACACCAAGTCCGCGATTGTTGGCCGGATTCACCGTGACACCGTGTCGGTCCCCGTGGCCGAGCACGCCATCAAGTTTTTCGACTACGTGATCAGCGAAGTAGAAGCAGACGCGATGGCCGCGCACCCCAAGGACAAGTGGGCCCGGGTGAACTACTGGAAGAAAGAGATTCTCTCCAGAGTCGCCGACAATTGGCGGGGGCTCGTGGCGATACAGTTCCACGAGTACATGGCGGCGCTGGAGCGGGGCGACGAGGAGACCACCGAGTCTCTCCTCTCGGCGCTGCGCCCCAGCAACCCCTTCGCGGAGCAAATCGCCCTGCGGGACGCCCACCTCGCGACCAGCGCGAGTCTGGCGTAACATAAAACGTTCAACGGCTACTCAGCCGGAACACACACCTGCACCTATCCGGTGCTTGTGCTGTCGTTCCGGCTGGGTGGCCGTGAACGGGTGGCCTTGTCCTTTCCCCTTTTCCTTAGATATCAAGCATTTATGGCCAAACTCAAACGAACACTCGACAAGAAGCCCGAGGGCAAGAAACCGCCGTATGTCATGCCGGAGCCCAACGACGACGCCGCGGCCTTTGGCTGGTCGCTCGACAAATTGCGCTATCCGGCAGAAACGTCTACCAAAACCGACGTTTGGCCCGGCGCGTCGATCTTCCAGATAGAAGAAGAGAACGCCCTGCGCGACCAGTACGGTTTTGACATCAATTTCGTGAACGCCAAATTCGTCCAAGTCGTGCTGGACCAAGACCCGGCTGTTCGGGCCGCGGCTGAAAAGTGTGCCGCGGCGAAATATACCCCCGACGCCATTGCCGACCTGCGCAAAGTGATCGTAAAAGCCTTCAACGAGCAGGTCGTGCCGCAGATGCTTGCCCGGTTCAAAAAAGTGGCCAAGCACGTGGCGGAGTTTTATGCCGCGCGCTTGGCTCACCTTGAAACATTCGGCCCGGACGAGGGCTATATCGACGCCAGCACGATGAAGTCGCGCCGGTAGCCCGTCACCGGCCCACGACGGCCCAAGAGCAGTTCATCGTCGGTCTTGCCGTCAGCGTCGACCGGATACGGCCCACCCGACGTTGAGACGCCCGGACGATTAAAGCCCAGTTCGGCGGCCTTCTGCAACACGAGACTCGCCGTAGACGCCGCCAGCAAATCTTCGATACTCTCAGACGCCACCACGAACTCAGCCCGGCCGGTCGTCACCTTGGAAAGGTCATCGAGAATGGAAACCATTGAATCCTCCGCTAAAGAAAAAGCCGTACCACACCTGACTCTGGGCATGGTAACAGGGCTTATACGGTTGAGCAAGTTGCAAATCCGCGCGCTTTTCTCAGGTATTCTGCGCCAGCCGGTCCCTGATGAAACCATCCTGCTGTCCGACGCCGCGGTCCTATTTCTGCTCACCGCGGACCTTGTTGAGCGCCTGCCGTTTTTAAAGCCCGAACAGCGGAACGTCTTATTGGCGGAATTCTGGCCGACGCTGGAATCCGCCGGCCCCCAACTGTTTAGTCAACTTAATCAGTTCGTTTTCGTCGACAGCCAGTTCTGCACGTGGACCCGTATGACCGGCTTTCTCGACCTCCAGCAGGGCGAATGGGTCACCGAACTCCCCCATCCGGCCATGGAGACAATCGGGTACAATTTAAACGAGTTATACCGACGGGGCAGACGGCATATCGAGAAACGGAGCGGATTACATGCCAAACATCGTGCAGGAAGCGTGGAAGAGCCGGGAAACGTTCGGGTCGGTTCTCCTGACCATGTTTCTGGACCGGTTTGGGACGGAAGCCCTGACATGGGACCCGACCACGATCGCGCTGGAAATTGAAGAGGAGTTCGACGTCGAATTGCCCCAACTGTCCCTCGACAAACTCATGGCGGCGATTCAGATACTCACGACCGACCGGTTCTACAGGAGCCTGCCGGATTTCGTGAACCTGTGCAATATCCTGTCCGGCGATACCTACCGTCCGGACATGTGGGACCCCGCTGACGCCGAAGAGGTGGCTTGGGGTATCACAGAGGCCCTTTTGATCTATCCGCCCGAGGACGACGATCCAGAGCCCTTCAGCGATGAAATACGGGCCTATATCGGCGCCGTATTGGATTCTGAGGGCCTAGTGAATCCGCCCGATATCCTGCGGATCGCCCTGCGGCAAGCCCGGGTCTCCCCGTCCATCCAAGACTTTTCCGATGATCCCGAGATGTTCAATGCTGTCTATGATCTGGAAGAGGGCAAACGGCAGGACATCGAAACATCTATCCGGCTCCAAACCAAACTACTGGCGGCCCAATTACGGGCGCTCAACCTCAAAAACGGCTCTGCGGAACAAATCGCAAAAATGCTCGACACCGCTGCCGGCTGAAAGGCCACCTGTGTTAGTCCTGTCGAGAAAGAAAAACGAAGATATTGTCATCACAATTCCTGACGGCCGCGTAATCACGATTAAAGTCGTGGACATCGTGGGCGACAAAGTCAGGCTGGGAGTCACTGCAGCCCCAGACGTGTCGGTCATGCGCCGCGAACTGTTAACACAACCAGAGAAAAAACCCCATGGGCTGGAACGACCGGCTACCTGAAGACCCCTATATCCCCACAGAATCGTATTACGAGCGGCAGGAATACGAAGCCTGGATGGAATACCTGGAGAGCCAAAAAAGCCCGGAAAACCCCGCTGGCGGCCTCTCCTCGCAAAATATCGACCCAGCCGCAATCCCTTCGACGCCCGGACCCAATTTTATGCGGCGCGTATTGGCCCGCGTCTTTGGCGCCGAGCCGCAAAAACCGATCAACAAGCGTGACGAAATTCAGTCACCTTTTTGACAAAAATCGTCCGCAAAAAAGCGACCGGAAAGAAAAAAAAACACCCGGCCTCCTGCCGGGTGCTGCGAGCCGCTCCTTGGTTCGCCGTAAATCATCCTTGAGCCGCGGACTATACCGAATCAACTATTCAGCCGCAAGAGCGAAAAGTTTTTCTAACGGCAGCAGCGACTCGGCCGCTTTCGTCTGCACGACGGCCGCCATCTTGCTCTCCTGCATCAGCCGATCGAGGGCCGCCGCCATTCCGCGATCCAATGTCGGCACAATCGCCGCTAACTTGTCCCGATCGAGGTACACGCCGCCCGCCGTGACCGCATCCGCAAAATCGTCACCGAGCCAACTGCGCACGTCATCGACGGCCAGTTTCTCAAGGTCTTCCAAGGCGTACACATTTCCTGTGGTTGTTTCCACGTTCTGGCTCATGAAATCGCGGGCAGCCTTTTCCGTGACGGCAAAAAGCACTTCTTCGGGGCGCTCCAGCCCGCCCGCGTCGTACAACCGGTTGAGATGATTTGCCCGGTCAAACTCGTCTACGGCGGCCGCAATCTTAATCCGGACGTCTTGCGTCCGGGCCTGTTCTGGGTTGCTCTCCACAATCGCGGCTAACTTGCGCATCTCCACCGCGGCCGGCTCGTTGGTTCGGGCCACCAGCGTCGCGCGGGCACGGAGCATCTCGCCGGCCACCTTCGCCGCGCAGACGCCTTGGCCGGCTGTCAGAGCCAGCATATGCTCCTGCTCGCCAATGTCGGCGCCGTAATGGGCGGCCTTTTCCAGAATGCGCTCGGCAATCTTCTGCCGGTCACTGAAGACAAACTCGTCGCGCCACTGGGCAAATCCGGCGGCTGCAAATTTTACTTCCACCGCGTTCCGCAGTGGCCAGTGCCGTTCTTTTCCGGCTGCGCTTTCCCACACAATGGCAAAATCGGCGTCCGCCAAATTGTTTACATCGGCAGCGCTGGCCTGAGCCGTTTTTTCTTCCATCTCCTGCACGGCCCCTAAAATACCGAAAAAGCGGGCCGAGGCGTGAAGACGTTCTTGAATTTCGGCAGCCCGTTTGGCGTCAAACTCCGCCCGCTTGTCGGCAAAGAAGAGCGCCGATAGCCATGTTGCAGGCGCCGAATGACATGGATACAGTTTATGGTACATATCGGCGTACATGTGCCGCGGCAGGGTTCCGTCACCGTGCGTGCGCTCGTGCGAGGCAGCTTTTACAAAATCGGGCGCAGAAAACAACGTGATTAAACGGTGGGTTTCACGGCCACTGACGTCCTGCGTGTGATCAAACGGTGTTGTCATGGGATTCCCTGTCTGTTTAGTGCGCCGACACAATATTCTAGCGGCCCTGTCGGCAGTGGGTGTCGCCCCGGAAACTCACGATTTTCCCGCCACAGTGGTTTGTCCGAAATGCCAGCAAAAAGCGTTGCGGATATTTGACGATGTCCTGACCGACGGCCCGTGGCTGTCATGCGATGCCTGTTCCGTCCATGGAGATATCATAACGTTTGCGGCCTATTTCTGGAATATAAGCCTGCTGGAAGCTTTTACGAAATTCGCCGATCGGGGGTTGCTTAACGAAAACGACGCCAACCGCGTACTGGGCGATTACGAACGCCGTATCCGCTGCCACGACGCCGCTGACGCGTTCTGGGCAGACGCCCGGGCGCAAATTTGGAACCACAACAGCGACGTCGTCGCCTGCTGCCTGCGCGAACTGGGCCTGCGGCACGAAGTCCGCGAGCACTACGGGCTGGTCGGCGTGGCGCACCAAGACCAAATTAACAAAATGTACGAAGCCGCCGGACGGCAAAAACCGCGTCGCATCGCAGACGGCGAACCCAGTATTGTTTTTCCGTTTTACGACCTTCCCGGCCGACTCTCGGGTTTCCTTGTCCGCCAGTACGGCGAGTTTAATACTGCGCGGCAATCGTTCATTCCGCTGACAAACGCGCGAAACCGGCTGCCCGAAGCCGGGTATTTTTTACTCAATACCGCGCTGGCTCCCGAGCATCCAGTGCTGAAAACCACGCAAATTATCTCAGACAGTCCGCTCTGGGCGCTGAAGACGCAGTGCCAGCACCTGCTTAAACACTCGACGCCGCTGCCTGTCATGGCCAGTTACAGCGGCCCCGAAGCCGAAAGTTTTGGGGCTGTGCTGGGCGGCATGCCGCCGGCCACCCGCGTGTTCCACAGTGTGGCCCTGTCGCCAGAACTCATCAGCCGAGCCTGCCGGGCAAAAGGCTATGTGTCCACCGCGGCTATTCGCCACAAGCCGCCTATGGTCGACATCGCCGCCATTCGGGCTGGTGCCAAAACATGGCAGGATGCGCTGGCGCCGGCGCTCGTCGGCGCCCCCGAAATAGCCGCAGAAAATTTCGCCAAGCGGCTGACCGTGCCGCACGACAAACTGCACACGTTCTTCAACAAATACCCGGACCAGTTTTCGCAAGAGTTCCGGGAGCGGGTTTTGACGTCAATAAAACTCGCGCGGGCGGCGCCGACGCGGTGCGTGCGTGAAGCCGTCGTTGTCGAGCGCGACCACGGCTGGTGGACCCACACAGGGCGCAAAATTTGCAATGTGCAGCCCAAAATCACCGAAGTACTGCAATTTAGCAACGGAAAAAGCGTCTACCGCGGCGTGGTGCGGGTCGGCAGCAAGGAGTACGAATTTGAAGAGGCGTCTAGCGTTGTCGAACGACTGGGCCTGTTCGGGTACGTCCGCACGGTGCTCGCGCCGCACGACATCATGGTTATCTTCAGCCGGTTGTGGAACGCCAACAGCGCCATGCTGGCCATGCAACTGCATCCACCCAAAGTAACGGCCGTGTCGTCGCTCTGCGGCTGGGACGAGAACACAAATACGTTTCGATTTGCGGAATACGAACTGACAAACACCGGCGACGTCCGCCGCGCGGCGTATATCCGCAAAACACCGCAGTCCAAAGATTTCCCCGAACCTACGCCGGTGGCGACGCTGCCGCTGCGCAACCTGCTAACCGATGCCCACGAAAATTCTGTCGTGTGGGGGCTGACGGCCGCCGTGGTGTCCAACCTCGTCGCGCCGATGCTCCAAAAAGACTACGAGGCAGTGTGCGTTGATACCGGCAACGAAATCGTTTTAACGCGCATTGCCGACGCGCTGTATTGCGCCACGGTGTCGTTCGCCGCGACAAAAAGCCACTCAAGCGTGTACGCGCGGCTCAACAAACTCACCGACGCAATTACATGGCCGATCGTTTGCCGCGGGTTGTTTAACGACGACGCTATTGCCGCTTGCGCCCCCCGGTTTTTTAACAGAGCGCTTGTGATTTGCGGCCGATCCGCCGCCAACGCCTCGCTGACCAGTTATGGCTGGACACGGATTTTGGCGCATCCAGCCGCGACAAACTTCGATGCGACGCTGCTGCGCGACGTTGTACCGGCGTACATCCAGCACGTACTACAGACAAAAACGACCATGTTCCGCACACCCGCGCACCTCATCGGCGCCGTACTGACAGACCTACACACATGGCTGCGGACTGTCTACGGCGCAACGTTCAATCTACCTCACGCAAACACTTTGCTGCGGCCTCCGGGTTGCGCGCATAGCGAAATAATGCAGGAAATCAGCGCGGCCGTTTCGACCGGGAAAATAGACATTTTGCCGCAGCACCGGCGCCGAGAACAGTCGGGAAACTACTTTGTCCGCAAAAAAGACCAAATATGGTTGAATCGTCGGGCTATCGAGCGTTATTTTTATATGGTGCACAGTCCAGCACCCAACTGGTCGGCAGTTGTCGACCTGTTGCAGCAAGACAATGTGTACATTGAAGAACGCATCGAGTTCAACAAACCCGGCGTTGTTGTGCGCGCAGCGTGGTTTGAAAAATTTTTGTCGGCACACAAAATTGCGCAACACAAAGAGATCGGATAGCCATGTCGCGTCACGAGTCGTACTGTTATCATCCGGCCAGAGGCGCCGCGGTCATATGGGCTCCCATGCTGGTGGGCCGCAATGACTTTGACGACGACTTCATTGAAGAAGAATGGCAATTTGTTGAGGATGAAGACGATGACGACGATGACGACGACTCCGACTTTGAACCAGAGCAAAAACCCCACTGGTTTGTTGACGACGACGAAGCCGAAGACGACGAAGACGAAGACGAAGACGAAGACGACGAGGACGGCTGGGATGACGACGAAAACGAAAATGATGATGACGAAGACGGCTGGGACGACGACGACCCGAGTTATGAAGAAGACTTTGATGACGACGAGGATTTCGACGACGAATAATGCAAACCTTTTTGCCACTCCCAAGTTTTAAGGGTTCGGCAAAGTGCCTTGATAACAAGCGGTTGGGAAAACAACGCGTCGAGTGCAAGCAGATTTTGCTGTGTCTTGGCGTGAGCGTCGGCGCGCATGTGCCCGGCAAACGGGGCTGGCGCCACCACCCCGCGGTCCTCATGTGGACCGGCCACGAGGTTGCGCTGCTGGTTTACAGCATCGTCATGTGTCGGGAATGGCGTGGCCGGGGCTTTCAGGACAACCTTGAACCTGAGTTCGTGGCGGCCTATAACCGCCTTCGCCCGACAATTGGCGCAAACCGATACCCAGCGTGGTTCGGCCGCGAAGACGTACACGCGTCGCACCGCAGCAGCCTGTTGCGCAAAGACTTGAGGCACTATTCCCAGTTCGGCTGGGACGATCCCATCTATCTTCCCTATTGCTGGCCTGTACAGATTGAGGAAGCCGTAGCATGAAAAAATACGAAATAATCCCTACAACAGCGCTGACCGACGTTCTCTGCGATATCTGCGGCACGAGTTGTAAAACACAGTTAAACGATTTTGAGTACGCCGAACTCAGCGCAACATGGGGTTATTGCAGCAGCAAAGACGGCGAAAGTCACACCACATTGATGTGCGAAAATTGTTTCGACAGGGTAGTCGAACACATTCGATATATGAAGCAAACACGCGAGGAGCCAAAGAATGACTAAAGAAACACAAAAAATCCTTTTCGCTGTGCTGCGCGTTTTTGTCGAAGACATGGCCCGCGGAAACGACAACACATTGCACGCGCAAGAAATTACAAACCAAGTCTGTAAAGCGCTGCACCGCCGCAAAGAGAAGGAAAAAAAGAACGCATACGCATTTGTTGTTACGGCGCTTCGCGCGCTTAAAGCCAAACGCGTACTGTTTGAGGTCATCGACGATTGGTCCGATGATCGCCTTGCGCGCCCGAAAGCGGTAGACAAGCGCAGCGCGTTCGGACTGACACGGCCGGCAATTGAATATTTGACAGACGAAGAAAATCTCGCAAAACATTCCGCCATGAGCGACAACATGCTTGCGGCGTTATTGACTGAATTCGGCCTGATCACGCCGAAACAAAAAGAAATTTCTACCGTGCCGGCCGTGCTTGTCGAGACCGTTGCGGCCATTACCCAAGAGGAATTCCCCCGCATGCCAGAACAAAACACCACGCCAGCGGCGAACAATAAAGACAACGTGCGGCGACTGATTGCTACCGTCAGAAATCACAGTGAAACGTGGGGCAGCACCACCGGCACGCCCGCCGATCTGCTGGGCGCGATGTGCGCGTTTCATTTCGACACCCCTGACGGCGACAAAACGCCAATTAGCGCGCAAAAACTCAATTTCGGTTGGCACAACTACACGCGGTGCCGCGACTTTTTGAAGCAGCACGGCCTTATTAAAAATTTTTCAGAACGGCGGAACCCGTACAGTAAAACCAAGATGAAAGCCCACGGCATTAGATTGACCGCACTTGGATTAGACGTCGCTGTCGACGGCGACTTCAAAGACGAACGACCCACGACCACACAGAAGCGCAGTCCAATGTTGAAGGACCACAAACGGCAACCTGAACCGCCGCCCAGCCCGTCTAACCTCGATTCGTCGCAGTTGGCCGCTGTATTGGCTAAGATGGCGCACATGGAACAGGAGATCGCGGAACTGCGTGCTGGAAAAGCCGCCGCGGTTGAAACGCCTGTTGAAACGCCCCCGGCGGCGGCCGCTGCCTACGAGTACGCAGACGTTTCTACCGTGTCTATCGTGTTGGTGGCCGCGATTCCTAATCTCGTCACCGCGATAAAGGAATTGCTGGACAGCCGCTACCTTGGTCCGAACGACAAGGCTAACGCCATAACGCAAATCAACACGCGCGGTCTTTATCTGAGTATCACAGAGATTGAAAAGGCGCTGAACGGCATCAAAGTGTACGTCAGCCAGTGCCTTCGCAATAACGTGGCTGTTGATATAGAATTGTTAGAGCAGTACGCCGCTGATTTCCGCGAGGCGGCAAAGAACGTCAAGACAAAGAAGACGTTGCCGATTCTCGGAACAAAGATTGAAGAGAAGTGCGTTTTGCGGCAATCGGATGCCGTTGCGCATCCGCTTTGGAAGCGCGCCGCCCCGGCACGGGTCTAATAGCCGTTAATAATTGCCCCCATAGCATAATGATAATGCGGCTGATTTGTAATCAGCGGATGAGGGTTTGACTCCTTCTGGGGGCTTTTATTTACGAGGTGTTGCATGAAACGGTATCACGAAGAAAAGCACATTATTGACCGCCGGCGAGACGAAGCCCGGCAACTCTATGGCTACGAATACGGCACGCATGGCCGCTACCGTAAATCACACAACGGATGCAACAAAACCTCTTGCAGGCTTTGCCACCCGGAAAAGCATCCGAAAAGAATCCCTACGCTGAAAGAAATCCAAACCAAAAAGGACCTGAGTAACTATGACCCAGACTGAGAATCTTGTGACTGGTATCGAAGCCGCCGCGCTGCGGCTGGCCGACGCCGTGTCGGCTGAGCAGGCGATTGAAGATGCCCGTATTAACGTCAAAATGGCCGCCGTTGGTCGCATCATGCACTCCGGCGACAACCCGTTGACCGGCAAGGCCCATTCGTTCTCGTCCGCCGAAGCGCTCGTAAACACCGACGAAGAGTACCAGCAGTACTTAGAGCGGCAGCGCAACGCGGTGCGTGAGCGTATTCTCGCCAAGGGCGCCTACGACGCCGCGGTCGCCTCCGCGCGACTGCACGCAAACCATGGTTGAAACAAAACCACAAAACGACACCCAGAAGTCACGGATTGACGCCATATTCGCCGAGATCAAGGCGTTCGAAGAACTATGCAGCAAACACCGAGACTACGGCGCAAGAGATAGCGAGCCCGACGGCGTCTTTCAGCGGCTGGTTGACGCGGCCGTGCAAGGAAAAGGCCCGGCCGTCCCGCGAACCGGCGAAGGCTGGGACCTGTACGCCCACAGCATGGACTGCGCCGTGCCCGCCGAGGAAATGCACGACCAAGCGCTAAAAGTCGTGCGCCTCATCGAGGAATGCCCGATCCGCGAACTGACGCAATTAAAGAGCCGCCTCCGGGATTACTGCTGGAGGCTATACTAATGCGTATGGCGTTTCACGGTAAAAAAGGCGACCGCGTTCGGCTTGTGTACATGCCGAATGACCCAGACCCGATCCCGACGGGCACTGAAGGCGTCGTTCAAGACGTGACGCATCTAGACTGGGGTCACGACAAGTTTTCACAGGTGCACGTCGAGTGGGACAACGGTCGCACACTGAGTTGCGTCTGCCCGCCTGATCATCTGGAAATCGTGACCGCGGCTCAATACCCGCCGAAATACTGACCGCCGATCGCGTCGTCAGCCCAGTCATCGACAGGCTGCTGAGAAGCCGCTTGTCGCTCTGTGATCTGCGCAATACCTGCCAGTCGGGCAAAGTTCGGCCACGCTTGATTGACGTGCCACAAGCCCGCGGCGCCAAGATTCACGGCCTGCGCAAAGTCGTCGCTCAACAACGTGTTGCGGGTAATGGTGTAAATATCGCCGCCGAGGCGCGATTCAGCCTTGTTCTCGACGAGCGCCAAGAAATCGGCAACTAATCCCGGGGCGTCCTGCGACGACCAATCGTATTGAAAGAACCGCACCTGCTTCATCTTGATCGCCTGACACGTGTAGAGCAGCGAGCGTGTTTTGTCGAGGCTGTAGTGCTGGCGGTGATTGATCTCGGTCGCCGGTTTGAACACGATCAAGTCCTGCGCCGCCGACCGCACCAACCGCATGGCCATGACGCGGTCGAGGTTAAATCCGGCCTGCACCATGACGGTTTCACGAACCGTGCCGGCGCCGGTGTAGTCGTGGGCCACCAGATCGCACTGAAACCGATTACACCATTTCATGCACTCGATCGCTTCCTGCAGATGGTCGCCGCCGATGAGGAGGCGCTTGCCCCACAACACGTCGATCGTTCCTTCTGACGAAAAGCCCAGCACCGCGATCGCCGTAAAACTGACGCCTTCTTCGCCGCCACCGCCCCAGTCGATCGCCAAGATGCGGTTTTTGTACTTTTGCAAATTTGCATAACTGGCGGGCTCGGGTTCTTTCTTGTTTTCCCACGGCAAGATACAGGCGCCCTTTAATTCAGTCTCGCTGACAAGTTTCTGGCCCGTATCGATACTTTCGCCCATGACCTCGTTGTAGAACTGGGCTTGAGTCATGTTGCCAAAACCTTCCCGCTTCATTAACAGCGTCGCCCATTTTTCAGCGTCGGAGAAGTGCAGCGGCAGAATAATCTGCGGCACGTGATAGCCGGCGAACTGCCACCGCCGTTCCGGATAGCGATGTACCCAGCGGCCATGCCGCGGGCTGACTGGTTTACGGCACTTCGCGCACACGGTGCCGGGATACTTTTCGCTGATGTGCTCGTTGTACGGGCCGATCATGGCGTCGAGGTCGTATTCCAACGCCGGGATGTTCCAATGTCCGCATGCGTGGCAAGGAATAAACCACTCCGCCTGCGATGACCGCTTGTATAAACCGTAAATTAAATTGTCGAAAGTTTTTGGCGTCCCCGTGAAATACATGGTACCCCATTTACTGTACGACATCGTTTCTTGAATGATGGGTACATGATCAGGGTCCATGTCCTGAACTTCGTCTATGCAAACGCGGTCGGCCGAAACGCCACGCACGCGATCAGCATCCAACAACGCAAAAGAGAACAACATCATTGAGTTGTTTTTGAACGAACGCTGCAACACCGAATTTTCTGTCGTTGTACCCGACCACAACGACTTAACCGGCGACTGGTCGATGAACGGCCGCACGTAGTTATTTGAAAACCGTCGAATCTGCTCGTATAGCGGCGTAATAAACAATGTCTTAAAAAACGGAATCGAGTTCGCCACCACTACACCATGCGCCGCCAGACTGGTCGATTTCGAGACCTGTCGGCCTGTGCACCACACCTGATTTTTCGGCGTCAGGCAACGAAATAATGGAGAAAAAGTGTAGTGATTGTGGAGCGTGTATGGCTTGCCGTTGAGGTTCAACACCATCGGCAGCAACGGCTCCAACGAAGGAAATACAGACTGTTTGGCAAGAGCACCTAACACGCCCATGCGTGCTTGCACAGACTTTTGATCTTTGATGTCAATTGACATCAAGTCTTCCAGCAGCGAGCGAATACCGACGTTCGGTACCTCCAGCGCTGCTTCGTGATTCGCGGGCTCAGCCTGCGGGATATTGGGTGCCATATGCGTAACTATAACAGGCCGTCGCGGTTACGCCACGACGAGAAACCAGAACTGCAGTGGCTCGAAGACAGCATAAACATGATGCTCAACATCGCGTTTACGTCGGTCTGCGAGTTGTGCCGCATCACGTTCTGGGTGCTCGGTCGGGTATTCAGCGCGCTTTTCACAAAGCGGTAGGCCTACTTAAAAGCGGCGTGTATACTGCACAGTATGCGCCGTCTTTAAAGGAGCCCACACTATGCCCAACATTGGAAGAAGCGCCAAGTTATATCAAGAGCGGCGGTTACCGCAATACCAGCCTACCCTGCGGGGTCCGGGCCCCCAAGTGTATTTGCCGGACAACCCAGTCAACCACCTGACGCTGGAGTCGCCGTTGCCGCTCCCGCAATACCTGTACAACAGAAAATATGTAGACGGAGGAAACACGCAACCATGGCCTAACGGCACGTGTGGCGATTGCCAATAATGTCAAAAACAAACGACATCAACACCACATTCGCGCAATTAGCGGGACTCATTCTTTTTGCTTCGGTAATCAGTCTGTTTGCTACCGGGCAGTCCTATTTTTTGACCGCGGGCTTCATGATCTATTTCATGCTGGTCGCGACCAACTCGATTAAACGTGGCGAGGCACCAAAGAAACGCCGATGAGCGCACTCGATCTTTTTGCTGTCATTTTCGCCTCTGGGGCGATTATTGAAGTCTGGCACAAAGGGTCTATTTTTGAAACGGCGCGGGCCTACGTGCAAGCGTGGCAGGACACGACACCCCCAGACTCGCCGAAAGGGCGGCTATGGGAACTGGTTATGTGCCCATTCTGCAAGAGTTACCACGTTCCGCTCTATCTTTCCCTGCTCCTCTTGGCGGGTGATGGAGCCGGCGGTACGATAGCCGCACTCGTGCGCGTGGTTGTGTACAGCCTTGCCGCTACGCGCATCGGCAATCTTATCGACGGGCTATTGCCGGCCCCGCTAAAGTACGATCCGCCAATCATTCTTTTTGGAGACGAGCATGGACACGCCGACAACCAATCCCAATGACACAACTCCAGCAATCGCCTCCGAGCGCCTGCCGTGTGACGCCGAACTCTATCGGCTCGCAGAAGATTTTTGTGTCAAAACACTCGAACTGATCCCCGAACTGCACGGCCTCGCAATCGTGCCAATTTGGAACCACAATCCAGAAGGCACGCCGCCGGGACTGCTGCGGCTGCGCGACCCTCAAGCGCCCTATATGGCCAGCGTACTGCGGTTGCTGAGTCGGTTGGCGGCGTTCAACGTCGAACTGCAGCGCGACCTCGTTGCGCAAATTCGTGTATTCGACAACTATGCGGCACAACTTGCCGAGCAGATCAAAGATTACTCGGCGCAACTTGACACCATTAAACAACAAATCGACACCAACACTCCGAATGGGTAACACCGACGCTACGCTGACAGACGTGACCGTCCGCGCCACGCAAAACAGCGTGATCAAAATGCTGGCGGCTCAGTACTCGCACATGGGGCAAGCCGAGGCCAAAACGGCGCTAGAACGCTTGCACGACCCTGTCTGGACCAACGACGAACTCCTTGACCAGTTTGAGGTTTCGCACTTCGACCCGCCGTGTGTGCACGTAATCAAGAAAGCAAACGGCCAACGCGGCACCGTGGCTTTTATCGACTCGCCGCGACTCTATTTCGCTTTTCAGCCGGAAGAAAAACATGACGCAGGAACGCCGTGAATACGATACCGGAGCCGTCCGCAGTGCCGATTGCGAGACAGCCCGCTACGACCTGATCTCGCCAATTGGTTTGCGCGCGCTGGCGCAAACGTATGCCGAGGGCGCAGAAAAATTTGGCTACTTCAATTGGGAGCAAGGAATGCCGGTTGCTGATCTTTTGAATCACGCAATCACGCATATCTACAACTTCTTAGGCGGCGACCGCAGCGAAGAACACTTGGCGCACGCTGCGTGGAACTTGCTTGGCGCCATCCACTCGCTCGAAAAGTGGCCGCACTTGAACGACGCGTGGCTGCGGGGGCCCGGGTGCTCCGCACCGCCGATCGCCACGCAACCGACAAGCGCGCAATCCAACACAGAGATTGCGATCGAGCCCGTAGCCGAGGGCGTGTACGCCGTCGATTTTCGAGACAGCAACGCAGCGGATCAACTCGAAAAACTGCGCAAAGCCATTCTTGAAAAGAAAAGCGAATAACCGCTAAACCAGCGAGTATTCTGCTGCCGCCGCATATTTTTATGGCGGGTCTTGCTTTTTGGTTTTCACGACATATCGTGAAATTAGACCGCGCTTCTGCGGCAAAGAAAGGGAGTATATGGGTAAGAAAATCGGGATTGGCGGGCTTATCAGTCCCGCCAGCCTGTGGGGAAAGCCGCTGCCGAACGCAGCCCCAACCCCGAAGACCACCAAAGAAGAAAAGGTTACAGGGAAGATGACCGACGACGATGACATCATGGAAGATGCTGATATTGATGTTGATGCCGAGTTAGCCGACGCAGACGTCGATGACGAAGAACTGCACGCTGTCGAGGCAGAAGTGGGCGCTGATGTGTCAGACGCCGCCGACAATTCCGAGCCAGACGAAAAAGAGTCTGCCGACGAAGAGCCGGACTATGACGCAGAAGACGGCGACATCGAGGCTGAGTCCGAAAGTGTTGTCGAAGAAGAGGTCGTCACCGCTGTGGCTGACGACGAAGAACAGGAAGAGGTCGAAACCAAAAAGGTTTCAGCAACAAGAGGTAAGCGTTCTATGGCCGATACTAAGGTGAGTCTGTCTGATCACATCCGGAATGAAATCTCAAAGCGCGAAGCCAGTGGCGCGTCGCTGCGAGGCAAGGACATCGTCGAGGCGCTCGCCAAGCGCAAGATTGCTGTCAGCCCGGCGCAGGTCAGCCAACTGTTGAAGAAAGCGGGACTTGGCGGAAAGACCCGCAGTCGAAAGCCGGCCGCGGCCGTCACCGCCGATGCCGCCCCGTCGCGGGTCGCGGCGCGAAAGCCTCACCGGCGAGAAGTTGAAACCGCAACGGCGCCGCGTGTCGCGCCCAAGGCCCGCCCGACCGGCAATGGCGGATTCAAGGTGCCGATGGCGCAGTTGCAGGCAGCCGAGTCGTTTGTGGAAGCGTGCGGCGGTTCGTTCAAGAACGCCGAGCGCATTCTGACCGCAGCGTCGCAGTTGTCGCAGACGTTCGGCGGCTGATCCGCCTAGCCTCCCGCCACTACGGGGCCGGTCGCTGGCTGCTAGACCGGACGACCGGCCCCGGCGGGCCTAGGCGACTTCTTTCGCGCGCCTGCTGCGCGCCCCGAGGTGCCCATGAGTCAAACACTGACTCGCTGTACGATTACCGAACAAGAAAATCCGCCCGGCACAGTCATTACAATGGCTGCGGGCACGATTAAACGTATTCACATTGACCAGCAGCGCATTCGGGCCAACAAGAAAAACCCGAACGAAATGGCGCCGGTTATCACCGTGCAGTGGCGGTCTCGCGCATACAAGGCGCGCACACTCGCGATTAACGGGCCGTCCAGCGTGGTTTATTCTCCGCTAAAACCGCTGTCTTGCGGTGCGCGCGTGTGGATTGAAACCGAAGACGAAGTTGTCGTGGTGTGCTGATGCCGTACTCCGACGCAGACTACACCGCCGCCAAAGAACGAGAACTAGAAGCCATCGACGCGATCGTCTCCGTTCTTGAACGATATAACGACGTCATCGCCATTCCCGAAATCGTCGCAATTTCAGATATCCTCGACTACCGGCTGACCACAGACCGCGGTGTCGAACAATTTAAGGCCCGACACGGCAAACAAACGGCCGAATACGTGCTGGGTCGTTTTGCGCATCGAAATATTTTGACGCAAGAACTATTTGAAGACACTATCGTTTCAGCACTTTCCGAAACCAAGGACTGACCATGTCCCACATCGTTCAAATCAAAACCGAAGTTCGTGACGCTAATGCAATTTCCGCGGCCTGCAAGCGGTTGGGCTTGGAACAGCCCGTCGCCGGCCACCATGTCCTTTTCAGCAACCAGTCGGCCGATGGGTTGGCCGTCAAACTCCCGGGCTGGCAGTACCCAGCCGTATTCAATGTCGAAACCGGCGCTGCGGCCTACGACAATTACAACGGCCACTGGGGCGAGCAGAAGGAACTCGACAAGTTCTTGCAGGCCTACGCTGTCGAAAAGGCGATCTACGAGGCCCAGAAGGGCGGCTACTCGGTGTACGAGGAAACGCTGCCGGACGGTTCGATCAAACTTAACATCACGGTGGAGGCTTAATACATGAGCAAGATCATTCAGGTAGTCGTGTCGCCGACGGGCGAAACCAAGATCGAGACCACGGGCTTCACCGGCAGTTCGTGCCAAGAAGCCTCCCGAGCGCTGGAGCAGGCGCTGGGGGCCAAGACCGGTGAAACGCTGACCGGTGAGTATTATGCGGCGTCAAACGAACAAACCACGGAACTGCAGAACTAACTATGTCGCTCAAGAAAGAAATCGAAGAACTGGTCTGTGCGGGCTTTTCTGGTATTTGGATCGAGTCGCTGGAGTGCGACGACGCGGTGGATACGTTGCGCAAGTTGGCCGAGGAGCGCAAGTGGGGCTGCGACGTCTGGGACATCGACCGCCAGATGTACAGCGGCACGCCGGCGCCGGGACCGCTGCAGGCCATCCGGGCGCTGGATAACGCGCCCAAGACGCACGAGACGCAGATTCTCGTGCTCAAGAATTTCCATCGCTATCTGCCCAACCCCGAGGTCGTGCAAGCGCTGGCCAACCGCGTCGTGCAGGGCAAAGGTGAAGGCAAGTATTTTGTTGTCATTTCGCCGACGGTGGCGCTCCAGCCCGAGGTCGAAAAACTCTTCACCGTCGTTCATCACGAGTTGCCCGACGAGGAGCAACTCAAGTCGATCTGCAACGACCTGTTCGGCGAGGGCTCGGCGTTTGAAAAGCCAACCGACGACCAAGTCACCAGCGTCGTCGAAGCCGCCCGCGGTCTGACCCGGCAGGAGGCCGAGAACGCGTTCGCGCTGTCCTTGGTCCGCAACAACAAGTTGGAAGCCGACACGATCTGGGGCATCAAGGCTCAGACGCTGGAAAAAAGCGGCACGCTGTCGCTCTACCGCGGCGATGCAGATTTCAAGCACCTTGGCGGTCTTGAGAACCTCAAGCAATTCTGCCTGCGCGCCATGCGTCGGCAGGGCGAAAAGAACGTGGACAAGCGACCCAAGGGCGTGCTTCTGCTGTCGCCTCCGGGCTGCGGCAAGTCCCAGTTCGCCAAGGCGCTGGGCAACGAGGTCGGCCGGCCCACGGTCATGCTCGACTTCGGCAGTCTGATGGGTAAGTTCGTCGGCGAGTCCGAGGGCAACATGCGACGCGCGCTCAAGCAGATTGACGCCATGGCTCCGTGTGTGCTCTTTGTGGATTGAATTCAGTCCCCTGATTTGGCGACAAATCAGTGAAAAGCCCTTTAATTGCAAGAAACCCCTCAGCGTAAGCCGGGCAACTTGCAGCCAAGCCAAGTAGCCATATACTTGGAAGGTTCAACGACTAGATCGAAAGATCGTAGGACCCAAGTGGGTTCGAAATGGGGGCCTTGTAGCAGAGTTTTGAGATGTGGTCAAAAAAGTATCCTTGCTGCCAATCATGTGGTCGAACTGATCGGCTACATATGGCAAAAGGACTGTGCAAAGTCTGTTATTTGGATCGCTACCGCAATGACGACAAAAATCGTCAAAGAATAGCGAACGCCAAAAAACAATGGTACGAACAATATCGCGCTGAAATTTTACCGCAATACAAAATTAACCGCGAACGGCGGCATTTTGACGGTAAACGCACAGCGGTACTTGCCCGTGACGAACAACAGTGTTCTCGTTGCGGCAAAACGAAAAAACTGGTCGTACACCACAAAGATCGTTTAGGGCGCGGAAATAAAAACCCGAACAACGCTTTAGACAATCTTGAAACTGTTTGCAGACGCTGTCATTTGTTAGAGCACAAAACAGAAATGCAAGCAGCCCGCACAGCAAAATACGCCACACCAAAATTATTAAAGTCGGGTCGGTGGCGCACGCGATACACCGCGTGTATTTCCTGCGGCTTAACGACGTCACCACATGCGGCAAAAGGTTTGTGTAACCGTTGCAACGTGCGGCGCTACAAGATGACATAGTCTGGTCCTGCATGAAAGTGTAGGAGAATTAGCGGAAACGGCTAATTCGCAACAATAACGGAAATTGAAAAGGGTCTGGCTGGCGTCGGCTCGTCCGGACAGACCGATAGCGGCGTTTCTGCCCGGCTGTTCGGTACGCTCCTGACGTGGCTCAATGACCACACGTCGGACGTGTTCTTTATCGGTACTTGTAACGACGCCAGCCAGTTGCCGGCGCCGTTCGCCCGTGCCGAGCGTTTCGACGGCGTGTTCTTCGTAGACCTGCCGGCGGACGAACAGCGGCAGCGTATCTGGGACATCTATCTCAACCACTTCGGCGTCGACAAGGCGCAAGAACGGCCCGACGACACCAACTGGACTGGTGCCGAGATCAAGTCGTGCTGCCGTCTGGCGGCACTGCTGGACATCACGCTGGCCGAGGCGGCGCAAAACGTCGTGCCGGTGGCGGTGACGTCCGCCGAGCAGATCGAGCACCTGCGGAACTGGGCGGCTGGTCGGTGCCTGTCGGCTGACAATCCGGGGTTGTACGCACGCGTGGGAAAACCTCGCGCGGCGGCTCCCGCGGGAGGAAGCCGTCGTAAGATTTCAGCCGCACCGTCGGAGAACTGATGAACGCTATTGAACAACTTATCGACATCGACCGAGAAATGCTCATTGTTTTCCCAAACGGGCTGTCCACGGTCACGCTTGTGCGCATCAAGGCTGACCAGTGGGAGGCGTTTCAGGATTTGATTGAGGTCATTCCTGACGATCAGGTAATCGACATTACCGATGACCCGCTGACGCCGCAGGCTATCGAAGCCGGCGTCGCCAAACTGGGTCGAAAAGCGCGCCGGGAAGGCGAGTACGCCGACTGGGACGAGCGCATGCGCAGACTCGGCCTTGGTGGCTGATTTTCACCGCAATACGGCTCACTACGCAGTGAAGACCGGGTGAAGAGCGGGTGAAGAGCGAAATTGACTGCCACATGGCGGCAGTCAATCTACTTGACAGGCCACGGTAGAGCAGGCAGCGAACATGGCAACCAAAAAAACGGCATGCACGTCGTGCGGCGACATTATTGACGAAAGTGAAGCGCCTCCGGGCGCTCCCGTATGGATGTTTGACGGACAACCAAAGTGTAAAGATTGTTATTTAGAGTTGTCATGCGGCCGCATTGTTGACCCGGGTCAGTCCTACAAGCCGCCGCACGAAAACCTCACGCCGCGACAACGGACCAAACTCAACTAAGGAAACTATGGAAACAGAAACAGAGAACACGATCGCCACAGATAACACCGGCGTTGTCGAGACAGCGAATGAACTGCGCCAGACGATGGGTGCGGTTAAGTTGTCATTTTCATGGCTGGGTACGCGGAGAAAACTCTCTGACGCCCAGACCAAACAGGCTGCCGATACGTTTCACGCGGCCACCGACCTTGTGTCGGCGTCCAAGAAACTGATCGACACCAAGAACACGACGTACAAGACCCTGACGGCGCTTAAAAGCCAAGCAGCCGGATATTGGCGCAGCATGACGCTCCCCTACCCGCAGGAAGGCGTCCGGCTCATCAAGCAGTCGGACATCGCGGCGTTCGAGAGCAAAATGACCGAGTATAAAGAGCAGTTGGCTGCGGCTGCCGCGAATCTCCAGTTAGAGTACGAGACGCTCAAAACGGCCGCGCGGGAAAAACTGGGCGACTTGTATAACGCCAGCGATTATCCCGAAACGCTGGAAGGCGTGTTCTCCGTCCGCTGGGAGTATCCTCCTGTTGAGCCGCCGCAGTACCTGATGACGTTCAACCCCGAGTTGTACGCGCAGGAACAGGGCCGGATTCAGCAGCGGTTTGAAGCAGCCGTCATGATGGC